CTCGGGTCTCGGAAGATTACCCGAAGCAGATCGCGGCGGAATACGGCGAGCAGTCCAACGTCTACCGCGTCCGTGTGCTTGGCGAGTTTCCGCTATCCGACGACAACTCTGTCATCTCGCTGGGCTTGATCGAGGCGGCCGTCAATCGCGAGGTCTCGCCGAATGATATGGCCATCGTCTGGGGCCTCGACGTGGCGCGGTTTGGCGACGACACGACGGCATTAGCCAAGCGTCGCGGCAACGTCCTGCTGGAGCCCGTTGTCGAGTGGAAGAAGCTCGACCTGATGCAGACGACCGGGGTGATTATGAAGCTCTGGCATGAGACGCCACCGGAGAACCGCCCGGCTGCGATCAACGTTGACGTGATTGGTCTCGGCGCTGGTGTTGTGGATCGGTTGCGAGAACTGGGCCTGCCTGTGCGCGGCGTCAATGTTGGTGAAGCCGCCGCGACCAGTCCCGAGCGCTTCATGCGGTTGCGCGATGAGTTGTGGTGGAAGGCCCGCGACTGGTTCGACAGCAGGTCCGTGGTGATCCCAGAGGACGACGCTTTGATCTCGGAACTGGTTGGCCCGACCTACAAGCTGGAAAGCAGCGGCAAGATCAAGATCGAGTCCAAAGACGATATGAAAAAGCGCGGCATCAAGAGCCCGAACAAGGCCGATGCCTTCTGCCTGACCTTTGCCGGCGGCGACTTCGCAAATGCCGTGCTGCGCCGCGCGACCGCTGTCTCCGAGTATGACCCGTTCAACGTATCCTCGGCCGAGTTCGAGCGGCATGTGCGCCGCGCCTCAAGTTCCGGGATGGATTACGCACCGTTCTGATGCCTGTCGAAAGCCAATACCTCACCGACATCGATCTGCAATCGGTCTGCTACATTTGTGACCACATGCGCGAGCAGGACCGGCGCGAGATCTACGCGACGCAGCCGCATGACAACCCGTACCGTCTCGGCTGGGAAGCCTATCACCAGATCCGCAACATGGGACGCGGCCGCATTGCCTGGCACAAGGGGCGACCCGTTGCGCTTGGCGCCTTCTGCGAGGATTACCCGACCGTCTGGCAGGTCATCATGTTTGGAACGGACGAGTTCAAGGCCGGCGCCGTGCATCTGCTGAAGTGGTTTCGCCGCGAGGCTGCTGACATCCTGTCCACGCAGCACGCCAACCGGCTTTATTGCAACTCGCACATCGAGCACACCGAGGCCCACAAGATGATCGTGGCGCTCGGCGCCCAGCCGGAAGGCCCGCCGATGCGTCGGTTCGGCAAGGACGGATCAAGCTTCCAGCGGTTCGTCTGGTTCCCGGATACGAACGCTGCCGTGCTTCGCCCCGATTACGTGCGTCCTAAAGAGGCTGCTGCATGACTGCGCCCGTGCTGACCGTGGTTCCGCCTGTCGCGAACGATCCGGATGAGTATGTCCTGATGGCACTGCACAGCATGCTGAAGCTGGCCATGGACGGCACGATCACGGCGATTGCGATTGCAGGTGTCGGCCGTGACGGCGTGACCGCCACCAATTACGCCAGCAATCGCCAATCGGTGGCGCTGATGGGCGCGCTGCAAGTCGCTCAGGCCCGCATCCTGCGCGAATATCTGGAGGCAAATTAATGTGCTTTGGAAGTTCCAAGCCCAAAACAACCGTTCCGCCCGAACCAAAGAAGCCGACCACGTTCGACTTCCGGGCTGGCGCTGACAGCTTGAAGCAGCAGCAGCAACAGCAGATGGCGGCGGCACAAAGCCAACCGCAGGAAGACGAGTTCGGGTCTGAGCTGGGCACCAGCGGCACCGCGCCGACGCCGGCAACGTATTAAACGGAGGCAATGACAGATGTGTTTCGGCAGCAAGAAGAAGTCCGCGCCACCGGCCCCCGCACCCGTCGTGCAGACGACGGCCGCCAATGCCGTGCCGGATGTGTCCAACACCACCGTCAACCAACAGCAGAAAGTAGCCGCCACGCAGGCCGCGCAAGCGCCAGCGTTCGGCTCTGAACTCGGCGCAACGACAGTCATGGGAGCGGTCTAATGTGCATGTCTTCTGCGAAAGCACCGCCTGCCCCGCCGCCGCCCGAAGCGCCACCGCCGCCGCCGACCGTGCTCGATACCAAGGTGGAATCCACCCGTAATCGCCAGACTCGTGCGCGCGTCCAGGGCGGGCCGTCGAGCGCCATGACCGGCGCTGGTCTCACGCCGCAGGTCGCGGGCGCGTCTCCCGTGTTGGGCACCTAAGCGCATGGATTATGACGAGAAGATCGTTCACCTCAAAGAGCGCTACGACGGGCTGAAAAGCGCGTCGGAACGCACGAACTGCGAAAGCCACTGGCAGGAGGTTGGTGAACTCGTCTCGCCCCGTAAGATCGATTTTGTCGGGATGCGAACGCCCGGCGAAAAGAAGATGAACCGCGTCTATGACTCGACCGGCATTCACGCCAACGAGATGTTGGCCGCTGGCCTGCATGGCATGGCGACGAACCCGGCAAGCCGCTGGTTTTCGCTGCGCCTGATGACCGGCGATGTCGTCAATCAGGACGGCTCGCAAACCCCGGTCAATGAAGCGCCTGCGGTCCAGAAATATCTCTCCGATGTCGAGGAGAAAATGTGGACGAAGTTGTACCAACCGGGCACCAACTTCACCACGACGCTGCATGAGGCCTATCTGGATCTCGGCGCGTTTGGAACGGCGGTCATCTACATCGGCCAGCGCGACGACAATGGGTTGCTGTTCGAATCCCGACCGCTCGCCGAGTGCGTGATTGCCGAGAACGTCGACGGCAAGGTCGACACGCTGATGCGCTGCACATCTTATACCGTGCGGCACATGATTCAAATGGAGCGCAAAGGCGTCTGGAAAGTCTCGGACGAAGTTCGAAAAAAGTACCAGGACAAGCTCTATGACGAGACGGTGAAGGTCATCCATTGCGTGCATCCGCGCGAGGATGACGAGCGCGAATACGGCAAGAAGAATCCGAAAAACATGCCGTTCGCCTCGATCTATTTCGAGCACGAGACGTGCCACCTGCTGGAAGAAAGCGGCTTTCCCGAGTTCCCGTATCTGGTGCCGCGCTGGTCGCGCTACGGTGGCGAGGTCTATGGCCGTTCGCCAGCTATGACGGCGCTGCCCGACATCAAGATGCTGCAGGCCATGGAGTTGACCAAGATCAAGCTCCTGCAAAAAGCCGCCGACCCGCCGATGGGCATTCGCGACGACAGCCTGATTGGCCAGGCGCGCACCGTGCCGGGCGGTCTGATGTACTTTAGAGGCAACCCGTCCGACAGCGTGTTCCAGATGCCGGTCAGCCTGCAAGGCATCCAGGCGATGATGGAGGATCAGCTTGCCCTGCGCGAGCGCATCCTGCGCACGTTTTTTGCGGACATCATGAGGATGACCGACCGCGCCAACATGACGGCCACCGAGGTGATGCAGCGCACGGCTGAGCAGATGCGGTTGTTTGGTCCGCTGATTGGACGCCTCGAAAGCGAAATGCTTGGGCCGCTGGTGGATCGCGTCTTTGGAATTTTGTCCAGGCTTGGCGAGTTGCCGCCGGCCCCGAAGGAAATCCAGGGCTTGGATTTCACGGTTGAGTATGTGTCGCCGATCGCCACCGCGCAGAAGCAGCAGGCGATCAGCGGCATCATGCAGACCTTCCAAGTGCTGTCAGCCTTTGGCCCCGAGGTCATGGCGCAGATCGTCCAGAAGCGCGTCGACGTGGATGCCCTGGTCTCGTGGCTGTGGGATCTCTTTAACAACGATCCCGATTTGCTGCGCGATGAAGAAGCGATGGAGCAGGGCGCGCAAATGGAGCAGATGCAGCAGCAGTTGGCTGTGGCTGGGCCTGCGGCCAACATCATGGCGACCGGCGCGCGTGGCATCAAGGATCTGAGTGCTGGCGCTGAGAAGGGCGGCAACCTGGCTGCGCTGATCTCGCAGTTTGCCGGTGAAGCCCAGGAAAACCCGCGCGCCCGCTACGAGATGAGCCAACTGGCTCAAGGTGAAATGCCAGAACCGGCGGCGCTGTAATGGCACGAAAGCCCGCGCAAGGCGCGTTGTCGGCCGCGTGGAAATCAATTTACGCGACCCCCGAAGGCCGCATGGCCATCGCCAATTTGTTTGCCGAGTTTCACGTCTATTCGCCGATCCAGGGCCGCGATCCCATCGAGATCGCCACGGCCAACGGCGAACGGAATGTTGCGCTGCGTATTGCGCAATTGCTGGCGCTCAAGCCCGAGCGCTTTGCTGAAACCGCGACCGAGGATATCGACCTCGTTGATCGCCTGATACGATGATGAGGATTGCATGAGTTTGGATGCAGGGTCGTCTATCCTGACGGCTGGCGTTGAGCCAGGCGCGGGGCAAGGCGGCAACCCGGCCGACGCTGGTGGCACCGCGCCTCCGCCGGGAAGTGCGGCGGCAACGGTTCAAGCGGTCCAGGATGGGCCGCCCGAGTATATCCCGACTAAGTTCTGGGACGCGGAACGGAAAACGGCCAAGATCGAGGACATGGGTAGAAGCTACCAATCCCTCGAAAAGTTGCTGGGGCGCGAGAAAGTGCCGGTGCCTGCCGGCGACGACGATGAAGAAGGCTGGCAACGCTGGTACGCGGCAACAGGCCGCCCGGAAAAGCCGGATGACTATGAGATCGAGCGCCCGTCCAATCTGCCGATCGAATATGACGAGGATGGCGAGAAGGCGTTCCGCACATGGGCGCACCAGAACGGCTTGAACAAGCGCCAGACCAAGAACCTCTATGACTCCTATGTAAAGTCGCGGATCGAGGCGCACAACAATTGGCAGAAGCTTCAGGAAGAAAGCAAGGTCCAGGCGCAGCACGCTCTGCAACGGGAATACGGCAGTCGCTACGACGCCAAGGTGCAACTGGCCAAGGCCGCGTTAGCGCAGTTTGCCGATCCCGATTACATCAAATATCTCGATGAAACCGGTTTGGGCAACGACCCGCGCACCATTCGCGCCTGGGTCAAGATCGGTGAGGAGCGGCTTGGTGAGACCCGTTTGAAGGGCACTGCACCGCAGGCCCCGAACCATGCCGATCTCGATCGATCGATTGCTGAGTTCATGCGCAAAAACACGGCGGCCTTGTTCGACAAGGCGCACCCACAGCACGAGTGGGCCGTGAACGAACGCAAGAAACTGTTTGACGCTCGTTACCCGGATGCGGCGACGTGACGGAGATCGAGCGCCTAGCGCGGGCCAATGGCGTGTGGATCGATCGTCCCACGCCGGCACCGCAGACGACGCAGCCCCCGGAGGCCGCAGGACACGCCATCGAGCCCCTGCGCAGAGGCCCCGGCCGGCCGCGTAAAAGCCCGGACAACCCGCCCGTTGGCGGCCCGGCATCCTGACGCAGTTCCGTAGCGTCTGAAGCGTACCCTGTCACGCGGACGGCCGGCCTTCGAGCCGATACCCGACTGAGCGGACGACACCCCCTTATCTCAACATTTTGATAGGAGGCTCGACGCCATGTCGATCCAAATCACCACGTCTATGGTGGAACAGTATCGTTCCACAGTTTACCACCTTAGCCAGCAGAAAGGTTCGAAGCTGCGCAAGGCGGTGCGAACCGAAACCGTCAACGGCAAAAACGCATATTTCGAGCAGTTGGGTGCGGTCTCGGCCCGCCTGCGCACGTCTCGGCATGCCGACACGCCGCGCATGGACACCCCGCACACCCGTCGCCGCGTGTCGCTCAGTGACTACGACTGGGCCGACCTGATCGACGGCGAGGACCAGATCCGCATGCTCATCGACCCAACCTCGCAGTATGCCGAGGCTGGTGCGATGGCCATGGGACGCGCCATGGATGACGCGATCATCGCAGCCGCCGACGGCACGGCCTACACGGGCGTCGATGGCGGCACGTCGACGGCGTTTGATACCAATATGATCGTTGACGTTCAGACCCGTTGGCCGGGCGTGTCCGGCGCGGATCTCGGGCTTAACGTGGCCAAGCTGCTGGAAGCCAAAAAGCTTCTTTCGGCCGGCAACGTCGACCCGGACGATGAGTGCTGGTGCGTCATCAACGCGGCACAGGTCAAGTCGCTGCTGATGGACACCCGCGTATCGAGCCACGATTACAATTCGATCAAGCCGTTGGTGAATGGCCAGGTCGCGCAGTTCGCCGGCTTCAACATCGTGGTGACGGAGCGCATCGGGACGGATACCAACTCCGACCACAAGTGCCTGTTCTGGGCCAAGGGCGGCATGCTGCTTGGCGTCGGCAAGGACATCTCTTCGCGCATCAGCGAGCGCGCGGACAAAAACTATGCGACGCAGGTGTTTCTCTCGATGACCATTGGTGCGACGCGCATGGAAGAGGCCCGCGTGGGCTACATCGAGTGCGATCCGACGGCTGGCCCAGGCTAATAGCTGACGGCACTCATCAACGCATCAATCTCTAGGAGATCAATCCAATGGCTTTGACCACCAACTACGGTTCCCGGATTATGACGGGGCTGACATCGAGCAATCTCGCTCTTGCCGATCCAGGCGAGGCCGGTGGCCGCGTCAAGGTGTGGGTCGAGACGGTCGAGACGGCTGCGGCCGACTCCACGTCGAGCACCTACCTGATGGCGCGTCTGCCGTCGAATGTTCGCATCCTGGGCCAGTCCGTGATTTCTCACGATACACTCGGCGCCACGACGGCGACCTTTGACATCGGCGTCTATAACACGTCGTCTCGGAGCGACATCACCAACGACCCCGATGCCATCAACGACGGCATCGTCTGCTCGACCAGCGGCACGAAGGACTTCATTAAGGACCGTGCCAACTGGGGTAAGCGGCTTTATGAGTTCGTGAACGGCCAGACCACCGATCCAAAGTGCGATCTGGACATCACGCTCATCATCCAGGACGCCAACTTGTCGTCGGGCGCCGGCACGGTGACGTGCGAGATCTACTACGCTTACGACTGATGCACCTGTTGATCGGAGCCGGTAACAGCCGGCAACGCAAGCTTGGCGAGGGAGAGTGGATCTCCCTCGTCACTCTCGACATGGATGGCGGGACGGGCTGCGATGTCGTTCACGACCTCGATGTCTTTCCTTATCCCTTCGAGGCGAACACCTTCACGGAGGTTCACGCCTACGATGTTGTCGAGCACCTTGGGCGCCAGGGCGACTGGCGCTCCTTTTTCGCGCTGTTCGATGAGATATGGCGCATTCTGGCCCCCGGCGGGCGCTTCTACATCATCACGCCTAATCAGCACAGCAAATGGGCCTGGGGTGATCCCGGCCATACGCGGGTCGTGACGCCGGAGCAATTGGGGTTCCTCAATCGTCCGTTCTACGCCCGCAACGTGGGGCGCACGCCGATGACCGATTACCGGCCGTTCTTTGTCTCCGATTGGGATGCAGCCGGCGAAGTTCTTCCCGATCATTATCACTACTGCCTGACGGCAGCGAAGCCTGCGAGGATTTGATGCGGCGCGTCTATCTGGCGATGTTTTCGTTCACCGGCCGACCCGATGCCGAGACCCAGCAAAGCCTGGTCGAGACGACGCAAGACCTGATGCGCGCCGGCATCGATATGAAGTTCCATCTGTGCGTCGGGGATTCGATTCTGCCTCGGGCGCGCAATCGCGTCTTGGCCGAGTTCCTGGCGTCCGGCTGCGACGACCTTGTGATGCTCGATGACGATATGGCCTGGGAAGATGCCGCCGTGCGGCGCATCCTGTCGCATGACTGCGATCTGGTCGGCGGCACCTATCCGACCCGCGCCGATCCGATCAAGTTCCCGATCAAGCGCCTGACGGGTGGAGCCTTCAACCCGCAGACCGGCTTGCTGGAAGTTCGGATGCTTCCAACCGGGTTCCTGCGCATCTCGCGCAAGTGCGCAGAGACCATGGTGGCCGCGCATCCCGAGCTGGCCTATCGCGACCGCAACGCACCAGGCGGCAAGGCGCATGCGCTGTTCTGGTTCGATCTGATGCCCAGCGAAGAGGGTGGCGAGCTGCCCGAGGTGGTCGGCGAGGATTATCGCTTTTGCATGCGCTGGCGCGACCTCGGCGGCAAGGTCTACTGCGACACGCTGCTTCGCTTCCGCCACATCGGCCGCAAGGCGTTCGAGGGTTGCTACGCCGAAACACTGCCGCTCGCGTCGCTGGTGACAGCGGCCTAACTCATCCCGCACAGGAGATCAGAGAATGTCCCGACGCATCACCGATACGAACGGCCCCAATCACGATATTTGGGTGAATACGATCCGCATCGGTGAGACGGTGATTAACGAGGATGATCTGGCGCTGCTGGCGCAGACCAACAACGCCACGCTGATCGGCGCCGCGCCGGCAACCTCGGGGCTCTCGTGCAGCATCCTGCGCAACGGCCGCGACTTCCAGTTGACGTTCACGCTGACGGCCTTGTCGGTCGCCATTACGGATGGCGCGGCCAGCGGCTCGCACGGCGCAACAAAGCTCTTTGATTTTGTCGAAAGCTCGATCGCCTTCATGGGCTCGCGCGCGAACTACACCGCGTTTGCGGAAGGCGCCACGCTGACCGGCGGGGCGGGCGATGCCAACTTTGTGATTGGCCTCGGCACAACGGCCATCTCGGCAGCGGCCGACAAGTCGCTCGGCAGCACGACGCAGGTCAACGTCGGCGCGTCGCTTGAGATCACGCTGTCTGGCGGCACGGCCACGGGAAGCCGGCACACTGGTCCACTGGATATTGGCGTCGTCGATGGCACGGGAACGGCAGCGGATCTCTATCTCAACGTCTCGGGCTCTGCTGCGACCATCGATGCCACCAGCACGCTGGCCGTGACCGGCACCATCACCGTCAATGGCACGCTTCTCGGTGACGACTGATCGACAACCTGACATCTAAGAGGCATTCCCCATGGCAAGTCTTCATGTGGCTTTCTGTTCGCACGGCCTTGTTGCAATCGAAGGCGAAAGCGTCGTGTCGGAAGTCGTCACCACCAGCGCCAGCAATGCGCAGTCGTCGGCCTCAACTGCGGGCAAGCCGTTCGTTCGGATCGCGACGGATTCCACCGCTCATTATGTGGCGTTCGGGTCCAATCCCAATGCGCAGACCGGGACCACAGCCCGCTACTACATGCCGGCGAACTCGGTCGCAATTTTCCAGATCAACGTCGGCAACAAGGTGGCGGCAATTACGGCGTGATGAGGTCGGTTGACTGCTGACACTGCAAGCGAGGTGAGACGTGGCCGTCATTAAATCTCAGATTTTTGGCTTCCCGGTCAACATGGACGAGGCCGACATTACCTATGCCAAGGTGCAGATTAATGGAGATCTCGTCGACCTTGTCGATGCCTTAGACACCGCGGGCGACAGTCCGCAGTTTACCGCCATCAATCTTGGCCATGCGTCTGACACCACAATTACGCGCGCGGGCGCAGGAGATATCGCGGTCGAGGGGAATGCGGTTTATCGCGCGGGCGGCACAGACGTTCCCGTAACCGATGGTGGCACGGGCGCCAGCACAGCGGCGGCTGGGTTTCGGGCCTTGGCGGAGGGCATCGGCTGGACGCAAGGCGATATTCTCTACCGCAACGCGACGCAATGGGTGGTGCTCGGCGCGGGCGTATCAGGCCAGATTTTGCAATCCGGCGGACCAGGCGGAAACCCGTCTTGGGTGACGGGCGTCGTGGCATCGAACAATCTTTCAGACGTTGCCAACGCCTCAACCGCTCGCCTCAATCTTGGCGTTTCGCCTGGTCCGCCCCAAGGGCGGTTGACGCTGACAACGGCGACACCTGTGCTAACGTCAACGGTCTCGGCTGCTTCAACGATCTATTATACGCCGCACGTTGGTCAGCATGTTCCAATCTATGACGGAACACGTTGGAAGATGCACGATATTGCGGCGGAGCTATCGCAGGCCACGACCGACGCAACCAAGAGCCCGGCGGCGTGCACGACGAACAGCAACTACGATCTGTTTGTGTGGAACGATAGCGGCACCTATCGTTGCACGCGGGGGCCTGCCTGGACATCCGATACCGCACGCGGCACCGGGGCGGGCACCACCGAGCTAGAGTACGTCGCGGGCATTCTCGTCAACAAAATCGCAATTACAAACGGCCCCGCCGCGCAGCGCGGAACGTATGTTGGCACTGTTCGCACAAACGGCACATCGACGGTTGATTTCATTGTCGGTGGAACTGCCGCAGGTGGAACGGCTGGCTTGATCGGCGTCTGGAATATGTATAATCGCGTGACAATCGCAGCAACGTCGAGCGACAGCACGGCCTCGTGGACGTATAATAGCGCGACACCGAGAAACCTGAACAACTCTGCCGGCAATCGCGTTTCGATGATAAGAGGGCTCAACGACGAGCCTGTGACGGCCGCGCTGAATTTACCTTTCAGCGGCGGAGCCAGCGGCGATTATTTGTCTGGCATTGGCGTCGACAACACCACAATGATTAGCAGTATCTACGGCTCGATCGGGACGGGTGTTGTTGCAGGTCATGTCCGCTATGATGGATACCCAGGCCTCGGATTTCACTACGTCCAAGCGTTAGAAAGACAATGGACAACAGGATCATCTGCGACGGCCTATGGCGTTCTCGACTCGCAGCAGGTGTGCCGCTTCTCGGCGATTTGGCGTGGATAAGAGATGCAGAAAGCATTCTGGTTTAATGGGTTGACGCGGGAAGAACTGGCCCCGGTTGGCAACTTGCCGACGTTGGTATGGGCGCCACAGATCGCGTTCAATCCTGGTTATTACAAGTATAACGAGCACACCTATGACCTGACGCGACCAGGTCTCTATATGTTGACCAACACGGCAACCCCGAACACCACGCGCATGGTGGTCAATACTGGGGACGTTGTGGCGTTGGTTTCGGCGGCATCGCGGATGGTCGCCTTTGGCAAGGGCGATGCGGGGCTGAGCCTTTCGCAACGTCTAGCAAAGTCGAGAACGTCAACGCTGCAATTGCTGTGTGGCGATCATTGTGCATGGACATCGGCGGCCATTCTTGGACCGTGCGGCGTGCCGCATCGGCGCGTGCATTTCTTGACCATGGAGACGCCGAATAATGTCGTCGACGGGCACGAGGCGATCGAGGTGAAGATCGGTGCAGATTGGGCGGTCTGTGACGTGTCGCTCAAGACGATATTCCGCACCGAGGCCGGCGGTTTTATTGCTGCAAAAGCGCTACCCGAGGCGATTGCGACGGGCAGCGCTGTTCGCGTCGAGACGGCCGAGTGGTCGCATGCGGTCGAGCCTGCGACTGGGTTCGACGCGACCGGCTACGCCATGACGCATTTGCAGACTGAAGCGGATCGCAGTGCGTGGCATCGGCGGATTTGCCAAGCCGTTGGCTTGTGGAGTAGCGGGCGGCTTTGGTGGAAATTGCCGCCGGGGGCGGAGCATCGCAAGTCGTGGGTGCTGTCTTTGTCGCCACTCTACGGCGTTATAGATGATCCGTTGCAATGGAACGGACTATTCTATGGGAATGGGCATGGCATCTGAAACCGACATCTGCAATCTTGCACTGACCCGCATCGGGCACAGCCAGATCACATCACTGTCCGAGGGGACGAAGGCGGCAGACCTGTGCACGTTGCATTACCCGCTGGCGCGTGACATCATGCTCCGCGATCACCATTGGAATTTTGCCATCCAGCGCTCAACGCTGGCCTTGTTGGTGACGACGCCCAATCACGAGTTTGCCTATCAGCACGCCCTGCCGGCGGATTGCCTTAAGGTCATCCGCACGGACCTCGACGACATCGCGGGCGGGATCGAATACGGCTATCCGTACTCCACGGGCGCGCCGTACAAGATCGAGGGGCGATACTTGTTGTCCGACGAGGACACGGTGCGGCTCGAATACGTCGCGCGGGTGACGGACACGGCGCAATTCGACACGCTGTTTGTGGATTGCCTCGCGCAGCGGTTGGCCGCTGAACTGGCCATGCCGCTGGCCGATAACGCCAGTCTCGCAAAAACGATGTGGGATATGTATGCGGCCAAGATCCGCGACGCCCGCAGCGTCAATGCACAAGAAGGCACGCCGCGTGAGTTTGTCGACGCCACCGGCTGGCTGACAGCGAGGCTCTAACGTTTGGCGCGTCGCCCTGTGCTGGTGCCTAAAGGTTCGGTTAGTGCTCGTTCTGCGGACCAGCCTTTGCGCACATACCTAAAACGCAAGGTTTGTCGGTTGATACCAACTTTTTCCGCCCATTCAGCAAGGGTTTTTGTCTCGCCGGCAAACGTCATCATGGTATTCTCACCCATGTTGCGTCGCTGCTCTTTGCGTGTGGCCCATCGGCAGTTTCCAGGTTCGTAATTGCCGTTGCCGTCGATGCGATCGAGGCTTGTGTTGGGTGGACGTTCGCCCATGTCGGCAAGGAAGTTCACATAGTCGCGCCAGCGTTCGCAGACCGTGATACCTCGCCCGCCGTAGCGCTTGAAATTTGGCGTGCTCGGGTACGTGCAACGGTTCACCATGTTGTTCCAAGTTTTGTAAGTTGGGTTGTTGAGTTGCCCATGTTTTGTCTGGTGCGTGAAGCACGGACATGGGCTTTTCGCTTTGGTGAGTGCCTGTGGTGTTCGTTCAAATTGTTTCCCGCACTCCCCGCATTCTACGCGGTAATGAGCGGCATGGTCACTTCGGAGCCATTCAATCACATGCAGTCGACCAAACTTGCGCCCGATCATCGCTGCCCGACGTTTCTGGGCATAAAGAGTTCTTTTGTCCATGCAGAAAAGTATAACATACGGTCGCGAATTATTCCATGAAGATTTCGTTCCCAATTACTAACTTTAGTGGCGGCGAGCTATCGCCCCGGCTGCGTGGCCGCACCGACATAAAAAAATATGCATCCGGCTGTCGCACGCTGGAAAATATGGACATCGTTCCGCACGGTGGTGCTCGCAAGCGCTCCGGCACGCGGTTCGTATGCGAGCATTTTGACAATCTGCGGCTGGTGCCGTTCGTGTACAGCACCGAGCAGAGCTATTGCCTGGGGTTTGGGGATTCGTTCGTCTGGTTTTTCAAGGATCGCGGCATCATCACCTATACGCCGGTTGCAATCACGGGCATCACGCAGGCGGCCAATGGCGTGGTGACGGCAACGTCGCACGGGTTGACGACCGGAAACTATGTGCAAATCCTTTCGGTCGGGGGAATGACCGAGGTCAACAATCGGATCTTTGAAGTCACTGTGTTGACCGCGAACACGTTTCAACTGAATGTCGACACATCGGGATATACCGCCTACACGTCCGGCGGAACCTCGGGTGAGGTGGTGTCGCTGGCGACCACGTATTCGTTCCCCGAAGTGGAAGAGATGACCTTCGCCCAGGTCTACGATACGCTTTATATTGCGCATCGCTCGCACCCGCTTCGCAAGATCACCCGATTGTCCGACACGTCATGGACGTTGACAACCCCGACCATCACGACGGGTCCGTTCCGCACCATTAACGGCGATCCAGATACAAAGATCACGCCAAGCGCGTTTTCTACGGCGGTGACGGCTTATGGCACTTATACGGTCAACACAAGCTGCACTCTGACGGCCAGCGCGAGTGCGTTTCATTCCGACATGGTTGGCGGTTTGTTTCGTCTCAATGAAGAGGGATCGATTGGCGTGGCGTCAGCTCCCGTTGGGAGCAACATCGCCATGACGTTTGGATCAATGTACACGAACGCGGGCAATGTGTACGGGATCGCCAATGTTGCCGGCACGGCGAACTGGCAGAACTATACGCGCGTACCGGATCACACATCGGGCCGCGTGCGCGTGGTTGGGCCAACCCCAACAAATTATTTTGACTCGGATTTCCTGCACCCAGGCTATTGCATCGTTCGCATCACGGCCGTGACATCGGCCACCGTCGCTGCGGCTGTCATCGTGCGCTATCAGATGCCGGAATCCGTCGTGCGCGCGGGCACAAGCCTATGGGAAGAGGGGGCCTGGTCCGACTATCGCGGTTATCCGGGAGCACTGGCGTTCTACGAACAGCGTCTATTCCTGGCCGGATCAACGTCGGAGCCGTCTGTCATCTGGGGCACGCGATCGGGTGGCTATGAGGATTTCACGGACGGCAGCGAAGACGACAAGGCGGTAACGTATCGCATTGCCGGCGGGTCGGCCGATGTCATCCGCTGGCTGGCCTCGGGCCGCGTGCTGATGGCAGGCACGAGCGCGTCGGAATATGCCATTGCGGCGAGCAACCAGAACGAAGCGCTGACCCCGACCAACTTCAAAGCCGTCGTGCAGACCTCCTATGGCACTTCGGAAGCGCATCCCGTGCGTGTCAATCAGCTCGTGCTCTATCCGCAGCGCGATGGAGCGGCAAACAACCCCGCGCGCAAGCTCCGGGAATATCAATACAGCTACGCCGACGATGCCTTTCAGAGCACGGACCTCACAATTTTCTCCGAGCACATCATGGGCGGCGGGTTCACCGAGCTTGCCTATGAACTCGTTCCCGATTCCGTGATCTGGTGCCGGCGCACGGATGGCACGCTGGCGGCCTGCACCTATGAGCGAGCGCAGGAGATCATCGCCTGGGGCCGGCATATCCTCGGCGGCAGTGGCGAGGTGCAATCAATCTGCGTCATCCCGTCTGATGAAGGCGATGAGCTGTGGTTGTCCGTTCTTCGCGATGGCGCCTATACCATTGAGGTGATGCTGCCACCGTTCAACGACGACGCCGACAAGGAAGACGCGGTGTTGCTGGATAGCTCGCTCACCTATTCGGGCGGCTCGACAACGACGCTTTCCGGGCTCTGGCATCTGCGCGGGCAGGACGTGAAGGTCTTAAACAACGGCGCCGTTGAAAGCCATACCGTGTCGTCTTCGGGCCGCGTGACGCTCAATCGGGCCACGACGAAAGCACACATCGGATACGGCTACACGGCCGTTCTCGAAACGCAGGATTTGGAAGCGGGTGCCCAGGCCGGCGCGGCACAAAGCCGGGCCAAGCGCATCAGTCAGGTTTACCCGCGCCTGGTTGCGTCGCTGGGTGGCACCATGGGGCCGGACGCGGCCAATCAAAAGCCGCTGCTCTATCGGCGCGCAACGCAGCCGATGGATGCAAGCCCGCCGCTGTTTACGGGGATTGCGCAGGAAAGCGTGGATTTCCCATCGGGCTGGGATCGCGAAGCTGTGGTAAGACTTGAGCACGATGATCCGCTGCCCTTTCACGTTATCGCGTTGGTCGCAGAACTTTCGACTTCGGGGTGATTTGAATGTGCATGATGGCCGTCGGCGCAATTGCGGGACTGGCTGGGTCCATGGTGAGTGCCATGGGGGCGAAGCAGCAAGCAGACGCCCAAGCGGCTCAGATGGAAAATAATGCTATTGTCTCCAAGATCAACGCGCGCCAGAACCGCATGCAGGGTGCCGTCGAGCAGGAAAAGCTTGGGTTCAAGTACGACAAGATTGAAGGCACCGGCATTGCCAACGCGGCCAAGGGTGGCGTCGACCCGACGTATGGCAGCGCGGCATTGACCATCTTCGGGTCCAATTGGCAGGACCGCGTGATGGATCAGGGCACCGCGTATGTCAACGCGGAGAGCGCGGCGGTCGGCAACGAGAACAAGGCCAAGGATCTCGAAGCGCAAGCGGCATCGACGCGGCAGGCGGGCAAGATCGCGGCGGCGGGTACGTTCCTGAGTGGCATTGCCGGGACCATCAAGGGTTTCGGCGGTAGTGGCGGCGCACTGAAGATCAACGCATAAGCGGGGGCTGTCATTCCTAAGATCCCGGTGACTGAGCAGACAGTCAATTACGAGCCGCGTCCGCAACCGTTTTCGACGGGTGATGGCTATGAAGCTCCGGGCCGCGCCATGCAGGCGCTTGGCCGGGGCATTGCGTCGTTGGGCGATGCGTTCGGGTCGTTTGAGGCCGAGGCCAATCGGGAAGCCGACAAGCGGGCCGAGTACGAATACCTGACCGCTCAAAACGACTTTGCGATGCAGGAGCACAAAAGGCTTGATGAGGATCTGTATAATTATCCTCAGACCGGCGGCAACGGGGAGCGGTTTGCCGACGAATGGGCGAACGGGTTTAGCGAGCGTGGGGCGCAATGGGCCGAGCGCTGGAAGGGCACCAAGTACGAGCACCGTGCACCGTATGACGTGAGTTCGCTGCGCAACCGCTATGCTCCGCGCGCTCTGAACGGCCAGCAGTCGTTCGTCACTCAGCACCAGATCGGCCTTGCGGATCGGAACATCAGTGGCGCCGTGTCCGTGGTTACGGCAGACCCCGCATCACTCGACCAGTCAATCGAGATTGCGGAAAGTGCGATCAAGGCCGCGCCGGGCCTCAGCATCGAGCATCAAAACGCGCTGCGCAAGAAAGCGGCTGATCTCGCGTTCGAGACCTGGCTGAACAAGGCCAGCAAGGATCTGACGGCCGACCAGATCGAGGCCACCAAAAAACAATGGGAAGAACGGGCCAAGTCCTATCTGAAGGAGGCGCAGCAAGCGCCGGTCGGGCCGGGGGCCTCTCTGATCCCCAGGGATGCAACACCTGAGACGGTCAAAGCAGTAAGTTCCGTGGCCTCGGGCATCGGCGTCGACCCGGCGGCGATTGCAGCCGTTGTTCAAGTCGAATCCGCTTGGAATCCGCGCCAATCGACAGGCACCTACAACGGCCTGACGCAAATTGGGGAGGCGACGTTCAAGGAAGCGGGTGGCAAGCTCGGCGGTCTGACCTATGAACAATATCGCAATGCGACGCCAGACCAGCAGATTGCGGTTTATGGGGCGTGGCTTGATCACTACAAATTCGCTGACCAGATGAAGAAGCACGGCATCGACATGGCCAAGCTGCCGGTCGCGCGCCAAGCTGCCATTCTGCAAGCCTTCCAATTCTCGCCCAATGGAGACGGGTTCAAGGCGGCTTTGGCACGGGGCGATGATACGGTGCCAGCCACCACGACCAAGCAGGCGCGGGCGCTTGGATCGACCTCCATCCGGGACATGGAAGCCCACTTCGCGACGCTGTTGGGTGGCGGAAGCCGGCAACAGGCGGGTGGCGTTCGTCCCGCGAGTCCGACCGAATACCTGACCGCCAAACTTGCCAAAGGCTATGAGAGCCGCAAGAATGATGTCGCCAATCTGCATCCGGTCATGCAGGACAGACTGGCGGCGTTTATGGCTGCGGCCGAGGATGCCGGCCACGATATTCGGGTGCTGTCTGGCCATCGTGACAAGGCGCGACAAGCGGAACTATGGCGGGCGGCTGTTCAAAAATATGGATCGGAGGCCGAAGCCCGTAAGTGGGTGGCACCGCCGGGCGGGAGCACACATCAATCGGGTGAAGCGGTCGATCTGCAATATGGCGATCGCGGCGGTGGTCTAGGCGGTTCCAAGACGGCGGCGGTTGCGTGGGCACATGCCAACGCAAAAAAATACGGCCTGCATTTTCCGCTGGGGCATGAAGATTGGCACATCGAGCCGCTTGAGGCCAGAGAAGGCGGAAAGCGGTATGGTGGGCAATACGCCAAGGGCCAGCAGATGTATCAAGGCGGTGGCCGGATGGCTGTTGCCGCCCCGTCTGAGCCTGTTCCAGTGTCGCAGCGCGGCATTACAGCGGGCCGCACACCTGCCAACGATACCGGCGCACCCCGCGAAGCCAACGCCATTCCGGGCGTCGTGCGTGTGGCCGATGCCAGCGGGCAGACTGTTGCCCCGGCCGGATTCTCGCGCACCACGCAAGATTACCTGATGCGCGACTTTGAGACGAAACAGAAGAAGCTCGATGCGGTCATCACAAAAAAGCGGGAAGCCGAGGCAACCCATGCGTTCATTTCCGGCGCACTTCAGGGCACAGTGCCATTCAATCCTTACGACAAGGACCACAAGAAAGCGCTGAACACAATTTTCGACGGGACCGACCTCGGGGAGAAGATGTTCGCCGGCAATCCCGAGGCTCTGAACCAAGGCATCGTGATGGTTCAAAAGCTCAACGCTGCACCGGACTCGGTCTACCAAGCGCTGCGGGGTCTCGTTAATTCCAAAGATCCGAAGAAGCAAACGCTGGGCCTCACGGCCATCAACAACCTGATCGACAGCAATCCCAACATTCTCGACCAGCACGACGGGCAAGCCAAGCTGGTGGAGCGGGCGCAACTCTATGCCGCGTTGCGCGGCCAAGCCTATGAGCCGAGCGAAGCGCTGGCCAAGATGGCGGAGATGGCCACCCCGGAATGGGAAAAGAAAGTCGAGTTCCGCAAGAAAGACCTCAAGACCTTTTCGGATGCCTTGAGCTTCGATGACATCAAGGACAAGGCATTCGATCCGGGGTGGGCTTCTTTCGAGCCCAACGCCGAGGGCGAGTATCGTGGCGTGAAGGATGAACTATTCTACGAGTACAAGAAGATTGCAGAAAACGCTTTTATCCAGTGGGGCGATAAGGACGTGGCCAAGAAATTCGCCACCCAAAAGATCAAGGCGCTGTATGGCACGACTTACACCAACGGGTCGAAGATTGCCGGCGATCTGATGCCGTTGCCGCCGGAAAGGTTTTTCGGCGGCCCCAATGGCATCGACTCGGCCGAGATACGACGGCAAATGGTGGATGACGTTCGGGCGCAATTGCACCGCTTTGCCGGCCGCACCGAAGGGCCGACGCCGGAGGCCGGTTTGCCGACGCCCGTGCCCGCGCTTGATGAGTCCACGGTGCGGCTCATTGCCGACGACACTACAAAGCGGAATGTCGCGCAAACGGGCATGCCGACGTATATCGTGCAATATGTGAACAAGAACGGCATCCCGGAGTTTGTGCTTGGGGAAAACGGCCGGCCAAAGCGCTGGTGGCCGGAACTGTCAACGCAAAGAATGATGAAGGCGCAAGGCTTCATTGACCGTCGCGGTCCTGCGGTGGAAGCCGAAATTCGCAAAGAGCAGAAAGAAGCCGAGCGCCCGGCGCAACGCAAGCAGCAGCAGGAAGAATTGACGGTGCCGAGCTGGCGCCGCGACAACTCCGGCCAAGGCGTCAACAAAGAACTTATGCCGCCCGAGAAGTCCATCCAGCGCCGTGGCGATCCCACCGTTGAAAAGCTTGAGGCTGAAGCGAAGGCCGCCGCCGAGAAACAAGCGGAGAAGGAACGGGAAGCGCTCAAGAAATCGATGGAACGCAGACCCGAATCCGTTGGCCGTCGCGGCGCAAACAAGATCCCGCAATAACAAGGGCAATCCATCCGCATGCCATTTCTTGATGACGACTTGAGCTTGACGGGGTTCCAGCCCATTGGCCACCCGGACAAGTTCAAGAGCACGCCGGATGCGCCCGAGCCGCCCGCCAACCCGGCAGGCTTCACGGACAGGCGTCTATGGGGCGCGGCCTTCGAGCGTGAGAACGAGATCGGCGCGTTGCGCGCAACGCTGGAGCACCGCGCGCAACAGTTCGGCGACCGTGATCCCGATCACAACCCGTGGGACAGGATCGGCGGCACCGATTTGGAGCCTTACGCGGACTATTTTCTGACCAGCCGCAACGACAAGGAAACCGACTACCTGATTGCTCGCTTGCGCCGAGAGCTGGAAAACACGAAAATCCTCGACGAAGCCGGGTGGAAAGGGTTTCTGGCCTCGGGCGTGGCAAGCATTGCGTCGCCGTCGACCTTGCTGTCAGGGCCAGGATTGGTGACACGCGGCGCACGCGGGCTGCGTCTGGTCGAGGAAACTCTGCGAAAAGGTGCCAGGGTTGGCGCCGAAGCGGCGGGCGGTGCGGCCATTCAGGAAGCGGCGCTGCACCAGATGCAGGCCACGCGGACGCTCAATGAAAGCCTGCTGGCTGTCGGCGGCGCTACGGTGCTCGGGAGCCTGCTGGGTGCGGGCATTGCCCAGTATAAGGGGCGGAGCATTGCGCGCCTTGGCGAGCGCATGGAAGCGGACCTGCGCATGCCGGTCGACCCGGCGCTGGACCCGCTTGGTCCGGGTGGCATGCAGGCGGCGGAACGGCTGCGGGCCGAACGACTGGCGGATGTGACCACCAGGATCGAGCCGGAGACCGGTAGCGGCATGGGCACGTCGGCGGGTGCGAAAGCCGTGGAGATTGCCGAGAACAAGGTGGCTGGAACTGCCGGCATTGGCGAAGCGCTGTCGGCAACGTCGCCGTTGACGCGCGTCGCGTATTCCTCGCTCGGCACCGCACGGGATGCGCTGCACCGTCTCGTGGAAAGCCCGCTGGCGCTGAAGCAGAACGAGCAAGGTATTCCGACAGGACCGCGCGGGGGCTCGGTCGAAACCGTGATTAAGACGCAAGGCGAGGCCAGGCTGTATCGTGCGGTGCGCGCGATGGATGAGGCCTATGCCGAATATCGCTTCGGTGACAAGGGCGCGACGGCGGCCCCCTTACGGGCTGGCCTCAAACGGATGATGGGCGATCGCGCAGCCTTGACCTTCAAAGAGTTCAAGGAAGAGGTTGGCCGGGCCATGCGCGCGGGCGACGTGCACGACAACAAGTTCGTGGCGCAAGCGGCTAAGGCGATGCGCAAGGAGTTGTTCGATCCGCTGAAGGCTATGGCGCAGAAGCACGGCCTATTGCCGGAAGATGCGATGCTGCCCGAGAACTATCTGACGCGCGTCTATGACGTTGACACGATCCTGAAGCAGTACCCGCGATTCATCAATACGCTGGTTGACTACCTGAAGCGAGGGCAAGCGGGCGCCGAGCGCGAAGCGGCGGAGATCGAGGCAAAGATTGCGGAGCTTGAGCAGAAGGCCCAGAAGCCGAAGGGCGGGGATGACGGCGACGATGGGCCGGGCGGTGGCGGTGATGGGCCTCAGCCGGATCTGCCGTTGGCGCCGAAGTCTCCCGATGTCGTGCGGGAAGAGTTCGTCGCGCGCACCGAGGACCGGATCGAGGATTACAGAGACAAGATTGACGATATCAACATTGCGCTAAAGGCGGCGGAAGGCGAAGAAAAGGCCGCGCTGCTGAAGGAGCTTGATGAGGCCAAGGCGCGCGTCAAGGATACCGAGGAAGAACTGGCGAAGTCGGTCGCGGCGCGCACCGATGCCGATGATGTTCCGGTTTATCGCGACCCTGAGTCTGGCGACGAGATGAGCCAGAGCGAAGTCGAAGACATCATTTCGATGTGGCGCATTGTTCAGGATGAAAAACGCCCGCCCCGGCCGCAGGGGTTGCAATCGTGGATCATGAGCGCCGGCCGATTGCAGGATCAGGGCGGAGAAATCACCAGCATCCTTGGCGGCAAGAACCGGCAACTGATTTCCGCCAAGGGCATGACGCTCGATGATGCGGCCTTGAAAGCGTATGAGGCGGGATTTTTTGCCGAACGCCCGTCGATCAACGAATTTCTTGATGCCCTGTCGCGGGACATCAACGTCGAGCCCGTGATACGATTGGGCGATGATGCGCTACTGGAAGACTGGCGCGCGTTCCGCGACATGGAGGAGCAGCTTGACCGACTCGGCATCGCAGGACTCAAAAACGAGGCCGCAATCCACAATCACTTCCGACGCTCGGAGCTTGTTGGAGCGGGTGCGCGCGATCGCGGACCGCTTGGAAGCAGCACGAAAAGCACGGACGGAGATCCCTTCTTCAAGCTCGCCCAACTCGACGCCGCCATTGACGACGCCATAGCGGAGATGCGCGGCATCCTGCCCGAAGGGGTTGGGGTGCGGGTGTTTGACGATCCCGATGAACTCGGGCCGCGCCTGGCTGCTGCCGTGCGCAATGCGCCGGGCCGGGTCGATGCGTTTTTCGATCCCCAGACGGCTGCGGTTTATCTCGCGCGTCATGCCGTCGATCCGGCCGGGCGGCTGACCCATGAAGCAGTGCATGCGCTTCGGTCACTGAAGCTTCTAACTGATAAGGAAGTCGAGCTGCTGGCTAAGACAGCCGCCGAAAAAGGCGATGTTTTCCCGCAAAAGCTACAGGCAACCTATCGCGAAGCCTACGCCAACCGCTCCGACCCGGCCAAAGCCATTGAGGAAGAGGCGGCGGCTCATCTCGTTGAAGCCCGCAAGAACGGCACCGACTTCGGCCGCGAGATCAACGGCATCCTTGACCGGGTGTTGCAGTTCTTCGAACGTCTGCGCAACAAGCTCTCGGGCTACGGGTTCCAAACGGCGGATGACGTCATAGAAGCCGTGCTATCGGGAGAGATGGCGAAGCGGCGTGCCGTGCAGCAGGTCATGGCGCAAGAGGATGTGACGGCGTTTGCGGTGAAACCAGCGCTGGACATGAGTCCTGAAGCCCGTAAGGCCAGAGCCGAGGCGATGGGGTTTGATACGAGCAAGGTGCTCTATCACGGGACAAGCCAGAACTTCACGGCGTTTGATAAGAAACAATTCGGCAGTTCAACTAAGGCAAGCGGCGCAAGCCAAGCCGCGTGGCTGGTCGATGACCCGCGCACTGCCGCCGGATATGCAGAGTATGCGTCTCAAAAGCCTGTTCGCGACATGCTGGCAAAGGCGGATACCTTTGAACGGCTGGCGCAGAAAGAAGGCGGCAACAGCAAATGGTGGGATAAGCAAGACGAAGCAGTTGGGCGCGCCGATGAGTTGGAACGTGAAGGCGGCGTGGGTCAAAGCGTTTACCCGTTATATGTTCGCGGCCGGTTGTTGGAGCGTGATTTCGGCGGTGCTGAATATACAGATGTAGCACGGGAGATCAGCCAACTTCTGCGGGAAGCGAAGACGGGCGGATATGATGGCGTCAAGCTGACAAATCTTGCGGACGACGTAGCCTTGAACAACAGGCCGGCTACGCATTACGCAATCTTCGACCCGTCCAACATCCGCAGCGTCAATGCTGATTTCGATCCTTCTCAATCCGGCTCGTCCAACATCATGTTCGCCGTCCAGCAGGACATCGAGACCGGCCGCTCCATGCGTCGTGATCTGGACAGCCTCGGGTATTATTCCAAAGCCTTGGAAGCGGCTCGCAACCTGAGCCAAGCCAAAGGCACGCCAGAACAAATGCTGGCGCAGCTTAAAAAGGCAGGCGTGAAGAATGCGGAGATTGCCGCCACTCGTCTCAATGAAGCTCTGTCCGGCAAATCCTCCATCACCAAGTCAGAGATCATCAAGCATCTGGAGGAGAATAGAGTCGGACTGAAGGAGGTAACGAAAGGCGGTGAGATTTCGCGTGATCTCCTAGACGAGTACGCGATGGACGAGTACGGCAGGCCCTTCGATGAACTGTCGCAGAATGACCGGGACGCCTTGCTGAGTGATGTCTACCACCCCGAGGATGGAGATGGACGACGAGGCGTGAAATGGCAGCAATACTCCCTCGACCCCTCCAACCCAACCTACAGGGAGACGGTGATCCATCTGCCGAAGACGGAGCCAACTTTTGAAGAATGGTGGAAGGGTCCGATCGGAAGCCAGCGACCGGACGAGGCCACGGCTCGCGAAGCCTTTAGGCGGATTGGCGAACGGGGTCAAATTCGTCATCCTAACGATTTTCACACCGGTCACTTCCCCGAGCCCAACATCATTGGCCACATGATGACGAGCATGACTCGGCACGAGGGCCGTCCTGTCTTTACCATCGACCAGATTCAATCAGATTGGGGCCAGAAGCTCAGGGATGGAGGAGTCAGAGACGAGGCGAAGATTGCTGATCTCAAGCAACGCATAAAGGCCCAAGAAAATCGATGGGTTTCAGACAAGGAACTTCAGCAGCTTGACGCCGAGGCAACCAGATTGGTCAAGGAAGTTTACCCGAACGGTCACAACGGCGGGCGTAAATTTGCCAATCAGTGGGATGCAATACAAGAACTGGCAAAAGACGGTCATGTGCCAACGGAAGCTCAACGCGAGTTAGCGTCTGAGCTTCGACTTAAGCGGCGCAGCCTAAATGAAATGTACGAGCCAACCGTGAACATGCTTCGTGCAGAGCTTCGCACCGCCGAAGCCGCCACTCCCGGCAATCCCCTGGTTAACACCACTGACCAATGGACAACCACGACTCTTCGCCGTGCCATCCGTCAGGCCGCAGAAGCCGATGCGGATTACATTGCCGTTCCGCATGGCGATACCGTGCTGAGCTACAATCCCGGCGATGAGAACGGGATGCGGCAGTTCTACGGTTCGCGCGGCGTCGAGGGCATTGTTCCGAAAAACCTGCGAAAAATCCTCGAAAAGATCGACAAGGACGCGGCCAAGCCGATGCCGGTCGATGCGCTCGAAACCCCGTCAAAAGGCATGGCCGGAAACGGCTTCACGCTGTTCCCCCTCACGGAGACCGTCAAGCGCTCCGTGATCGAGGACGGGCAACCCATGTTCGCCATGCGGGCCGAGCCGGCACCGGACCTCCCGCCTGCCTTGCAGCCCGTCGCCAACGAGATCCGACGTGGCATGGCCCAACTCCCGCGCGCTGTCCGCAACGCCATCGCGCGCTCGGAACTCGATCAGGCCCAAGCCTTCGAAACCCTGGCCACCACCGCGCTGCGCACCACCGCCCGCAAGGGCACCGTGCATGCCGAGGACATGGCAGACATCAAGGCGCTTGGTTTGGTGACCGATGACGAGTGGCGGGCCATGTCCAAGCGAGCCGAAAAGCTCCGCCCGATCTACCGGACGGATGCCGCACACCAGGCCCGGTTCGAGGCCAAGTTCGGGCCTGATGCCACCGAGCAGGTCGAAGAGGCGCTAACCCGCGAAGCCATGGCGCAGATGATGCGCGAGGGCCGGGCAGGTGCGTCGTTCTCGCCGGACATCGACGGCGCCATGACGCGGACCTGGGGCCTGCTGGATCAGGTGGGCTACCGCCTGCGCCAGTCGGGCATCCGCACCGATGAGCAGTTGGCGAGCACGCTGCGGCCAGCCCCACAAGCCGCCGCCCCAACGCCGCAGATAGATCCCGCAGCGGCCACGGGCGAACTGCAAGGCATTTTGGCGCCGTACCTCGACGCCTTGCGCAACCTTGCCCCTGAGCGCGGCCTGCCCGATTTCAGCATGGTCATGGACGAGGCGGGCCGCGTGGTTGGGGCGACAGACACGGCGCCCAATATCAAGTTCACGCGCGATGCCGATGGCATGTTGAGCGGCGTCGAGTACCAGGGCCGCGCCTACAGCATCGACCGCGATGCCATGGGCAACATCCGGGGCTTGTTGACGGCGGCACAAAAGGCCGTTGCGGACCAGGAAGCGGAAGTGCGGGTTGCCGCAAGCCGGGCCTTGGAGGGGTTGGGCTTGCCGGGGGCGCAGGCGAGGGCTGTTGTCGATCAGGCCATCGACGTCCTGAAAGCTTCGCCGGATATGGTGGAGCAGCTTCAGGACGTTGTGGCCCGCGCCTTGAGCGGCGACGGCCCGCGCTTTGCCTTGGCGGATGCCGAAAAAGGCGGCGCGGAAAAGCCGAAAAAGCCGAAAACACCGAAGCAGGAAATCAATGAGCTTCGGGCCAAGCTCGTGGAACTGCGCAAGTTTGCGGACATGAGCGACTATGAGCTGAAGCAGATCGCCCAGGACGCGGCGTCAAAGATCACGCGCTCGCCTGCGGGCCGTGTCATCGATCCGCATTCGCCGCTGACGGGCCGCGATCCCATGCGCCAGTTGGGCGGGCCGCTGCAAGAGCGCACGCTCAAGATCCCCGATGAAGAAATCATGGACTTCCTCGATCATGACGTGGAGCGGCTGGCCCGCTACTACACCCGGTCGGTGGCACCCGATGTGGCGCTGATGCGCGAGTTCGGCGACCTGGAACTGTCCGAAACCAAGATGAAAATCCAGGACGAGGCCAACGCCTTGAAGCGCCGCGTTCTACAAGACGCCAAGATGTCGGAAGCTGAATTCACGCGCCTGGGCGAAACAGCCACCGAAGCCCGCAAGCTCATGCGCACGGGGCGTTCCGCGGAGGTCACCCCGGACATGAAAGCCGCGATCGAGAAAATCGAGGGCCTGGAGGCCGAGCATCTGGCCATTCAAAAGATGGCCGATCGGGACATGCGGGATTTGCAGGCGATGTCCGACCGCTTGCGGCATGCCTACGCCCTGCCCGAAGACGCCTCGGGACGCATCCCGCGACTCGCGCGCATGGTCAAATCCATCAATTATCTGCGCCTGATGGGTGGCATGACGATCTCGGCCATTCCCGATCTGGCCCGGCACGTCATGGTCAACGGCATCGGCAACAACCTCGACGGTATGGTGCAGGCGCTTGCGAACTTCAAAGCCGTGCGCAAATCCATGGAAGAGGTGAAGCTGGCCGGTACGGCGGCGGACATGGTTCTGGATAGCCGCGCTTTGGGCATCGCCGACATGATGGACAATTTTGGCGCGCACTCCAAATTCGAGCGCGGTATCGAAGCCCTGCAAGGCAATTATGGGATTGTCTCTCTCATGGCGCCGTGGAACGCTGCGGCCAAGCAATGGGCCGGATTCATCGTGCAAACCAACATCCTGCGCGCGGCCCGCGATGTTTCGGATGGCAAGGCGCTGTCCAAGGGCATGACCACGCGCATGGCCAAATCCGGGCTTGATCCTGAGATCATGCAGCGGATCTGGACGCAGTTCATGCAGCACGGCGAGATTGAAGGCAAGGTGATGATCGCCAACACCGACGCCTGGACCGATGACATCGCCCGCAATTCCTACCGGGCGGCGATTGTTGGTGATGTGGATCGGATCATTGTGTCGCCGGGCCAGGAAAAGCCGTTGTGGATGTCGACACAGACCGGCTCGATCATCGGCCAGTTCAAGTCGTTCGGCTTGGTCAGCGTGCAGCGGGTGACGCTGGCGGCGATCCAGCAACGCGATGCGGGCGTTTACGTCGGGGCCATGATGGCTGTCGCGTTGGGGGTTGCGGTCGAATACCTCAAGGCGCTGGCCTTCGATAAGGAGTTGCCCAAGAGCACGGAGCAGTTGATCTATGCGGGCGTTGGCAACTCGGGCCTAACCGGCTGGCTCTATGATGCCGACCATCTGATGTACCGGGCCTCACGCGGCACCATCGGTGTGCAACGCTTGGTAGGGGCAAAAGAACCGATCAGCCGCTACAAATCGCAGAACGTATCGAGCGCGCTGGCTGGGCCATCGGCGGGCGCCTTGCAGGACATTCTGCAAGCCTTCGGCGGCGCGGCCTCCGGGGATATTCGTCAGTCGGATTTGCGGGCGATGCGGCGGCTGATCCCGTACCAGAACCTGTTCTATCTCGGCAAGATCATCCGCAACGTCGAGGACCAGATCATCGAGCAGTTCGATTTGCCGAAAATGAAGCCCCGTGTCGGTGGAGCATTGGGCTAAATCGCTACCCCTTGACAGGCGATTTTGGTAGAGTTTGCACAGACTGATTTGCCCTGACCGGCCATAGGCCGACAATCCCGGCAACCGTCGCTCCCCCATTTCTGCCGTTTGTTGCGTTGCGTCCGGGATTCCAGACCAAGGGCACCGCATGATCGGCGACACCGTGCTGGATAACGGCCTCTCCGTTATCGCCAAGACGCTCTCCCGCATCGACATTTGCGAGCGCGAGCCCAGATCCTTTTCCGAATTGCAATCCGCCAGCCTTGGCTCAGTGACGGGCGCCTTCAAGGTCTCAGCGATCGAGCCGTGCGAGGCGGGCCGCAAGGTGACGGTCGGCGCGGTTGAGGGGTCTGCCACCCGCCGGGGCCGCCCACAGTTTTGGGTGCTCTCCGGCCAATCTCAAGTTCTCGCAAGTGGACCTATTGAGGATGCCAAAGCCGTGACGCCGGGCGTGCTGTTCCGCTTGCCCGAGTTGGAAGTCGAATTGCTCCGCTGACCTCGGCGGCATTAAGGAGAGTGACGCATGACGGTTCAAATGTCGGAGACGGTGCGCAACGCCCGTCTTGACGCGATCGAGACGGCAATCGGCGCGACCGCCGTGGTCAAGATTTTTACCGGCGCCCAACCCGCCAACACGGGAGCTGCCAATAGCGGCACCGAATTGGTGTCTTACACGTTGGCGTCGGATTGGGCGGGGGCTGCCGCAGCAGGCTCTAAGGCCTTTTCGAGCACGCCGATCAGCGGGACGGGATTGGCGGATGGAACGGCCGGCCATTATCGGGTCTATGCCTCGAACGGCACGACCTGCCACATGCAGGGTAGCGTGACGGCGAGCGGTGGCGGTGGGGATATGACGGTTAGCAACACGTCTATTGCCACCGGCCAAGCCGTCAACATCACGTCTTGGACGATCACGGACGGCAACGCCTGATGGCAGACAACACAACACTCAATTCCGGGACCGGCGGCGATGTGATTGCCTCCGATGACATCGGGCCTGGCGTCAAATACCAGCGCGTGAAGATCACGCTTGGCGCCGATGGCGTGAACGATGGCGACGTGTCGTCGTCCAACGCGATGCCGGTCAGCGACAACGGGGCCTCGCTTACTGTCGACGGCACCGTGACGGCTAACCTTGCCGCTGGCACGAACAACATCGGCGACGTGGACGTATTGACGATTAACGGCGTCGCGCCGGCGTTCGGGTCTGGCGCGCGCGGTGCGACCGTGCAACGTGTGACGATCGCGACTGACGACGTTGTGCCCGTGTCAGACAACGGCGGATCGTTGACGGTCGACGGAACGGTCGCTGTCAGCGGCACCGTCACCGTGGCGGACGGTGGCGGGTCTTTGACCGTAGACGGCACCGTGACTGCGAACTTGGCCGCTGGCACGAACAACATCGGTGACGTGGATGTGTTGTCCGTCCCGGCGCCGCTCTCGACGACGGGTGGCGGCACGGAAGCCACGGCGCTGCGCGTGACGCTGGCCTCAGATTCGACGGGTGTAGTTTCGGTCGATGACAATGGCGCATCGCTAACAGTCGATGGCACCGTAACCGCAAACTTGGCGGCCGGAACCAACAACATCGGCGACGTGGACGTGCTGAGCGTTCCCGCGCCTCTCTCGACAACGGGCAACGGGACGGCTGCAACGGCGCTACGTGTGACACTGGCGTCGGATACGACCGGACTACTCGACATCGAGGGCGACATCGCCCACGACTCTCCCGATAGCACATCAAAGCCGCTCAAAGTCGGCGCCAAGGCGCTGGCGCATGGCACCAACCCTACCGCAGTTGCCGCAGCGGATCGAACGGACCTGTATGCAAACCGTCATGGCGTCCTCTGGACGATTGGCGGGCATCCCAACATCATCACGCGCTCGGTGCGCATTGCCGACGCAGACGGCGCACAAACTGATGCGACGATGGTTGGCACGATTGCGGCTGGCACAAAGGTGGCCGTGACCATGCTTACCGTGACCTGCGATGCCGGCAACACCAACCCGACGGCGGTCAAGATCGGGTTTGGCGCTACCACTATTCCGGCCGATAGCACGACTGGTGCCAACGGCGTTTTGCTTGATCACGAGGGTATTGCGGCAGGATCGGGCTTGGTCATAGGGTCGGGTGCGGGCTTGATTGGCATCGGCGCGGATGGAGAAGAATTGCGGCTGACGTGCGAGGACCCGGTTGGCGGGTTCGTTACCGTGACGTTTTCTTACTTCACGATTGAAAGCTAAGCGCGTATGGCGACGGGCACCGACGCAGGCGGCACATGGAACACAACGGCGGGCAACAAGACCGTCGTCGCAACCCCTGCGTTGAATGATCTGATTGTCGTTGTGCATGGCATGTCGGGCTGGGCCTCGGGAGACGACAGCACGATCACCGACAACAACGCGGGCGGCGGCGGGACGTATCACAAGATCGGCACGGCGACGACGCCGCTTTCGAACGGCGGCGGCACGGCTGGTGCACTTTGGATTTCGGTGCGGAATGCGCTGATTTCATCGGCCACAAGCACCACGTTTACCGCCACCAACACGGGCGACACGGGCGGCGGGCTGACGGTGCTGCGTTTTTCGGGGATGACGCGCACGGGCTCGCAAGCGGTCAAGCAGTCGATCGGCGAAAGCACCCAAACCGAAAACCCGCCGACGATTACCTTTAGCGCCACCACCGACACCAGCAACCCAGTTATCCTAGCCGTGATGGGCGAGGACAACCCGCCGGCCCTGACCTCGCCGACCGGGTTCACCGAAGCCGACGACACGGGCTGGGCCACGCCGACGACAGGCATCCAAGTTTGCTGGGATGATGCAGGGAATACGGCGACGCTGTTCAGTTGGAGTGGCGGCGCGCTGACCGATCACAACGAGATCGGGTTGGAACTAGATACCACGACCCCGCCCGCGACCGCGCTTAAGGACATGATCGGCGCGGGCATCATCCCATGGGCGCGCTAATCGCATGACGTTACTAACGACGCTACAGCTCAATCTGGAATCTGCGGCGGGAGATATTTCCGCGTCGGCCGACCAGACGTTAGCGTCGGTCAGCCAAAGCGCGTCCGCCTCGGTCATTGTGCAGGCGACAGCGGCGCAGACCTTGGCCAGCGTCACGCAATCGGCGTCCGCATCGGTTGTGGTCGACGCCAGTGCGGCGCAAAGCCTCGCCAGTGTATCTCAAACCGCAGCGGCGGCTGTCGTTGTCGCGGCCAGCGCGGCGCAGACGTTGGCCAGCGTGTCGCAATCGGCAGCGGCATCCGTCATTGTCGAAGCCAGTGCCAGCCAGACACTTGCCTCGATTGCGCAATCGGCCACGCTTGGTGAGCTTGCGCCAATTACTGCCGAAGCGGCACAAACGCTCGACAGCGTGTCGCAGACGGCCGAACTGGCAACGGTCGCCACGAGGCCACCCAAGGCCGAAACCGGCGGGGCCATGGCCGGCTCCGGCCGCTGGCGCCGGGCCGATGATGACACGGTATTTCTGCGGGCCAAGCCTGCCACCGGGCGAGGCAGTCGGACGCGGCCCGTGTCCCTGGAATGGCCGTGCCTGACCATCGAGGGGCGGGGCCGCACGTCTTCGGCCAGCCTCGCCGTGGTGGTGCCTCTGAGCGTGGACTGCGCCCATGGCACGGGCCGCGCGCGACCCGCGTCCGTGAAGACCAACGATATTGTTGAAGTGCTGCGCGTTATCGAATTGTTGACCACCCGCAAGGCGGCTTAACAGTACCGCTTGACAGCGGGCCATGTTAGTGTCGCGGCGACTGATTCGCGCTGGACCGACGCCCTGTCGTCGACAATCCGCCCCGGTCTCATCCCTCCGCTTTTGGTGTCGTTGCGTCGCGTCCTGATCGATTCACGGGAGGCCCACGCATGACCGTTGCGACGACCACCTATTCAGCGCTGACTTACAGCGGGAATGATGCAACCACCGCGTTTGCGGTGACGTGGCCGTTTCTGACTGGCTCGCTGATCGTTACCGCGATCGACGCGGATGGCGTCGAGACCGTCAAAACCATTACCACACATTACACCGTCTCGGGTGGCGGCACCACGACGCCGGCCACGGGCACGGTGACGATGCTGACGGCCCCGGCGACCGGCACCACGCTGCGCATCGAGCGCGCGACGCCGCAAACGCAGGCCACGGCCTGGGGCGCCTTTGATGCCTTCCCGCAATCGACCGTGGAATTTAGCTTCGACAAGCTGACGCTGATGGTGCAGGAGCGAGCCACAAAGGCCGAGCTTGATGCCGTGGGGGATCTTTCGCTTGAGATCGGCACCGTCACCACGGGCGCAGCCGGGTCCAGCGCCAGCGCCACGCTGACGGGCGAGGCCCCCGATTACACGCTCAATCTGACTATCCCGCGCGGCGCCACGGGCGCCAGCGGCGCAGGCTCGGGCGATGTGGTTGGCCCCGCCTCGGCCACGGCTGATGCGATTGCGCTGTTTGACGGCGGCACCGGCAAAATCATCAAAAACTCGACCTATACGATCACGGCGGCGGGTGCGGCGCTGTTGGATGATGCCAGCGCATCGGACCAGAGAACGACACTTGGGCTCAGTGCCTTGGCCACGGCCAGCAGCATCGGCACCAGCGATATTGCGGCTGACGCAGTGACCTACGCCAAAATTCAGGATGTTACCGCTACCAGCCGGGTGCTGGGTCGCGTCTCGTCTGGCGCGGGAATTGTCGAAGAAGTCACCGGAACGCAGGTGCTTGACTTCATCAGCGCCACGCAAGGCGATATTCTCTACCGCAATGCTTCGGCGTGGGTTGCGCTGCCGGCCGGCACCAGCGGGCAGTTTCTCAAAACCAACGGCGCGGGCGCAAATCCCGCCTGGGAAACGCAGGCTGGCGGTCAATCCGATACGCGGCTCGGCAGTGAAGCCAGTACGTCCTCGTTTGCCTCGTCGACCAAGTATGTGGCCGCGACCGGCAACGTGATGACGGGTGTCACGGTTGGCACCGTGGCGGGTGGCGAGGGTCCGATTACGACGATCTACTATCGCCCGCTTCAGAAAAACCTCGGCGCAGGCTTTGTGACGGTGAGCCAGCTATGATGATCGATCACGGACGCTTTGAACTCTACCAGCCGGATCTGCCCGAGGATCATCCGCATGTCCGCGCCAAGGCACTGCATCTGCGGAACCCCAAAGGCACAGACTGGTATGCGATTGCGCACGCCAAACCCTTGCCGGGGACTACGTTTGCCCAGGTCAAGGACGGGCGGGTCAATTCGGTTTCAACCGACCCATCCTCGCTATTCCCGATCGATTGCATCCTGGTCGAGACCAGCCTGCCGGTCGAGATGGGCTGGGCCTACGACGGCGAGACGCTGGCGCCCTATGTCCCGGCCCTGGACGATGTGAAGGCGCAATTGATCCGGCGGATCGATGCGGATGCCGAGCGCGCGCGGCAACGATTTATCACGGGCGGCGCCGGTCAGGGGCTCACCTATCGAGAAAAAATCGATCAGGCTTTGGCTGTGCTCGACTTGGGCGAAGAGGCCGCCAACGCAATGTCGGGGCCAGACGCAATTGCACAGTTTCCAGTGCTGGCCGCCTCGATCGGCATCGATGCCGACACGCTGCATGCGGCGGCAACGCTCGTTGTCAATAAATATGAAGCGTGGTCATCGATCAGCGGCGCCATCGAGCGCATGCGTCTTGGGACCAAGCGCCAGATCCAGCAGGCGACGGACGCGGCGGCAGCGCAGGCAGCTTATGAGGCCGTGACATGGCCGACGTAAGATCGTGGCGAAGACGCAAGCCCAACAGCCACACGCGCGAAATCGTGCAGGAGCGATTGCCGACCGAACTGATGCAAGCGGTGGCCGATCTGCATCACGAGGTTACGCAGTTGCAAGCGCGGATCACGCGCATCGAGCAATTTCTTGAGATGGTCAGTGCCGAATACCGCAAGCGGGCGGAGGCTGCATGACAATAGCCATGCGGCAGAAGGAGGCACGATGATCGTTAAGTGACCGATGACCACCTGTGGCCCTTCTGAATAAGGTAAATAGTTGAGGAACTTACACCACAGAGGGTTGCCAATTCCCCGGCTGTCGCGCCCATCGAAAGCATTCTGCGGATAATTCTGACTTCTCCCGATGATAGTTTCCGCTTAGGGCTCAGGTCGGCGCGTAAATCCACAAGGCCTGTCCGCCACTGGTGTTGCGTATTCTCGGCCAAAGTTACCCATTCTAGGTTCTCTACTCTGTTATCTGTCTTGATGCCGTTAATATGGTTTACCGTAAGGCCCTCTTCGTATCCTTCGACGAAGGCCCGAGCGACCAAGCGGTGAACGAGGAACTTCTTGCGGCGTCCGGAAATCTGAGCCGCGATAGTTGGGTATCCGTTATTGTCAATGAACGGCGACAATATCTTGTCTGGCTTGGTTGTTGTGTGAGTTTTGCCCCAGCGTCCTAGGGCTTCGTATTTGTAACTGCGCCGACGCACTCGTCCGACAGACGAAACGTCAAGTACACCTCGGTAACCTTCAATCCAAGTTACTTCTGCCCATTGTTCCATTGACCCTCCAGCATGTAACGAAGACCAATGGTCAATAGTAGATGAGTTCGATGGAAATTGCTTTGTCAGGTTATCTCAAGAGCGTGTTTTTTGTGGATGAAACCAGTAACAAGTGAAACCCTGACAAGGGAGAGAACACTTGCAAAAACGACCAATCCCGCGGGCGTGCATCGACCTGGTAAAGTCATTTGAAGGGTATCATACCCAACTCCCTGACGGCTCGTGCATGGCTTACCTTGACACGCTCGCGCAGCCACCCGTTTGGACGATCGGGTTTGGCTGCACCGAGGGGATCAAGCAGGGCATGATCATGACACGGGATGCGGCCGAAGAGGCTTTGGCACGCGAGCTTGAGAAGCATGCAGAGATCGTGGATCGCGTTGTGACCGTTCCGATCGGCGAAAACAATCGATCCGCTTTGATCTCGTTTCAGTACAACACGGGCGGGCTTCCGAAGTCGACGCTTCTGAAGAAGCTCAATAGCGGCGATTTTGACGGCGCGGCCCGTGAGTTTGAGCGCTGGAATAAGGCGGGTGGCAAGATCTACAAGGGCCTTGTGCGGCGTCGCGCGGCCGAACGCGCTCTGTTCGAGATGGACGCAAAAGATGACATCCCGGACGGCGAGCCAAACATGCCGCAACGTGTTGAGCCAAGCTCCCCGCCCCCGGCACCGGCCACCGTCGCAACCGTTGGGGCGGCTGGTGGGGCGTCCATTGGGACCGTCGTCAACAGCATTCCAGCCGCTCCCGATCTCAGTGCGGCCGTGGGCTGGCAAGGCTTCGCGCAAACGCTTTCCGGTCTTTCCGGGTTTGTGACTTCGCGACCGCTTCTGGTGTTGGCGGTGATTGCCATCGTGGTTGGCGTTTGGCTGTTGCCCAAATGGAGGCAAGCATGAGCGCAGTGTGGGTCTGGATCATCGGGCCAATCGGCCGATGGGTTATCACGGCACTAGGAGTGGCCGGCCTTGTCGCGGCGTTCGCGGCCGATCAACGGGGCAAGGGCGCAGAAAAAGAGCGCGCCAGGATCGAGAAGAAGGCCGAGCAAAATGTCAAAAAAGCTGATGATGTCCGCGATCGGGTGCGCCGCGACACTGGCGGGATGCGCGACCCCGCCCGTCGTGACTGACACGGGGATCAAATCGTTCAAGCCGATCAACTGGTCGTGCCTTGATACCCCGGAAACACGCAAGCAGGTGATCGAGCACAACAGCGTGCACGCGACGCTGAGCACGGGCAAGCCGACGATTTACAAAGACGACTGCAAGACAAAGATTGCGAAGGCGAACCAATGAATGACCGGATTGAACGGGTTGCAGCCGCCATCTTCGCCGAACGACATCAGTCGCGAGCACCGCATCACGGTGATCGAGATGCACGCCGAGGAGCAGAAAAGAGCGCTTGGTCAGCATCACGAACGGATCACGTATTTGGAGCGTGCGGTCCAGGGCTTAATATACGCGACGGCATCGCTCGCGGTGATCAAATCAGACAATCTCGTGGACGCTCTCATCAAAGTGGCGACCAAATGAAAAGCCGAATGGTGTTCCATTCGCTTCTTGCTGTGGCCATGGTGGTTGCTGCTATGGCGTTCCAGATTGTCAGTCGGATGTAGGCTCGTCGCCGTATTGGTTCGGTCCAGTCTGGCCCTGCATGCACGACATCACGAACACGACGATGAATCCGAACGGGACCAGCACAAGCAACTGCCACCAGCCGGTGCGTCCGGTGTCGTGCAGGCGCCGGGTGCCGAGGGCAAGAGATGGGAAGCCGAAGATCAAGCCCAGCACCACATAGTACGGCGTCTTGTCGAGCACGCGGTCAAAAAGGAACTCAATCGGAATCGTCGGGATCGTTAAGAACAAGCACCACCACAGGAACTCGGAGCGGCTTGAGCGCCCGGCATAGTCTGTGTATCGAGACATAACTGAGACGATCGACCTGCCAAAGCCGCCCATCATCCCCTCCTTAGTTTCGCCCGTAGTAGCTCGGGTTTATCAATCCGTTCGTTTGCCGATGCCACTCACCGACCGGGCACCATGAATGCCATTCTCTCAGGTTATCAGCGACGGTCACGCCGCGACCCGGCAGGTGCATAACTACCCACTGAGCGCCCCGGCTTGGATCGTACCAGACGATGGCCGCACCTTGGTTGCTGAGCGCGAGGACAGCGTTGCCGTCCTTCTCTGGCGTCTCAACCTTCGTGTCGCGCCACCGCATAGTCGCCTCCTTCAGTGTGCAGCGCCGGCCATCCGGCTCTTATATGCCGACCGGCATTCATGTTGCTGGCGATCAAATACGTCACGCAAGACGATGAGGTCACGCAACCGAGCGTCGCGCGCCGCGAGTTTCTGTGTGTGGTGCTCGGGGATCGACTTGGACATCACGTGGTCGATCTGTCGCTGCACGCAAAGCAGCGCTTTGGCGAACCCGTCCGCAGCACCGAGAATGCGGATGGCGGTTTCGCGATCTGCTTGACTGATTGTCGGCACGGCCACGCCTCCCCTACTGAACAGCGCCAAACTTCTGGTCGAGATCGATGCAGACCGCCGCAAGCGCCGCGCCATCGTCCGTCAGTTCGTTGATCTGACACCCGGCATACGGGCCGTCCTCAAATTTCCGGTCGCGACGTGCGAGACCGCGGTTGATTAATTCTGTGCGTCCGGCCTTGTCGATCAGGTCGCCATCCCACACGCCGCCTTGTTTTAGCTGCTTGAGCACCGCCCAAGCCCCCATGCTCATCATTTCAATCTCTCCCCTATTGGTATTCGCTGCCGGACTGTCCCGGCTCATTGCTTCGCGTGCACGTCAATCGGTGGTCCGTAGCGTGCGGGCATCGCTTGTTGCCGCACAGATCGCAGACAATGAACGGGCGAACAAACTGCTCGGCTGCGCTCATCGCCGCTTCATCCATTGCGGCTCGGCGATCATGCCAACACCGGGAGCAGCCGCATTGACCATCATCGCTAGAACGCCGGCCCGCCAGGATCATCGTCGTCTCCTTTATTGTGCGCTGCGCTTCGGTCGATTGACCGGGCGGATGCCCGACATGCCTTGCTGCTTTGACAGCAAGCGGGGCTGACATCGGAACTCTTGCCGGGCCAGCAGATAAACCCGTTTGTCCGACCACGACTTCCGCCAGAGCGGCCTAGTGCCAAACCGCTTCCCTTCCAAGACTCGGAGCCGGTTGGAACGACGAAACTGACTGATAATCTTTAAGCGCTTCGCCAGCCTTCGGCTCCAGTCCGCCTGCGCGATCCTCGGCGTCCTGTCGGGCTTCTTCATCCAATACCGCACCAGAGCGTCAAATCGCACGTCAGTCTCCTTATTTAAACGTTTCGATTGCGTCAGGTTTGATACAAACCCATCCGCCTGCATGTAGGCGGACCTTGGTCCCGCCGCGAACTTGGCATTGATGTGGCGCGGATGGTGTGGTGTGGATGGCAAGCCAAAACACAGAGACGATTGCGGCGACCAGCATCCAAGCTCCGAGATTGTCCAAAGCCACGCCTCCTATCGTTTTGTCTTCGTATAGTTCGCAATTGTGGTGTGGCTGACGGCCACGCCAAACTCATCTTTCACCCGTTCGGCAATCGCTCGCACCGTCATTCTCTCCCGGCGCCAGCGCCGCACGGACACCTGTTGCTTAAGTCTGCGACCATTGTCTACAAGGACGATGGCCATGGCGACCGTCTCCAAAACGATGGCGCTATCTACGGAAAACCATTCCAGCCCACGCACCGGCTCGGCCTCCATCAGCCGTAACGCCGTCTGCTCTACGGCCCGCGCATCGTTCGGGCGATGCCACTTGGCAACAATCGTGACCGGCCGAGTGACCCACGAGTCTCCATACCCAAGGTCAAGCGCCCGACGCTCGGGGTTGCAAGTTGCGCCGATCTTGTAGATGCCAGCCCCATCACGGGCGACATAAACGTAGGCGGCCTTCGGGACTGGGGTTTTCCTAGCCACGGGCCTTCTTCTCCGGCTTCGCGCGCTTTTCCATGAACTCCGCAATGGCGGTTTCAATGCACGCCGAGCGCGACAGCTTTATGGGCTGCTGCTCGATCCAGGCGTCAAGCGCGGCCATGATGTCCGGGTCGACGGTGATGTTAATCGGTTTTCTGAGTCTCATGTCTTGCATGTGAACCATAGACCATACTGCTGTGCAAATGTCAACGCATGTGCGCACACTTGTTGACAGCGCAAGCGCGACGTGCAATCAATAAGTGGAGAAGTGGTTAGCGCCGCAGAAATGCAACGCGGCCAGATCAGAGGAAAGGCCAGACTACTGCGATGGGCAGCGACGGGGAAAGCAGACCCGTTAATCAGCGGAGCAAGAGACTGCTTGGGGTAATGGGGGCGCCTAACCAACGGCTTCGTGGTGGAAAACCACAGCCCCCCGCATGCAGCAGTTACCAAAACGAGGCGTCGAGCCCACGCCTATTGCCCGCATAGCCGGAGTAGCGCCCGGCCTGCCCTTCACAGTAGTCTGCCAAACCACAGGAAAGGCCGGAAATGCGAGCGATGATCGAATGTACGTCACTTTTGAAAGCCGGCGCCGAGGATCGGCGCAGGGCCATTCGCGAAGCCGCAGCCGTTGCGCAGAAGGAAGCGGATCGACTTGGTGAGCCCGCAGTAGGCGCTGCTATCGCGCGGGCCATTATGGCTCTAATCGACGAGTGATCAGGAGACCGAGGATGATTGCAAAGATTGGCATTGGCGCTGCGCTCGCTGCCATGAGCCTCGACAGCCCGGCTTACTACGGAAGCGCGGCAAATGGCCGGTCGAAACAGGCAGACGCCAAAAAGAAGGCCGCGCGAAAGGCGCAGAAGCGAGCCCGGCGGATTACCCGCCGCGCGAAGCTATAAAGCGAGGGCCACCTACCTACACAGCCCGGCATCAGCGCCGGGCTTTTTCGTTGGCAACCGCCGCAACCCGCTCCGCAAACTCCCGATCACACAGCACCGCACCGCGACCAAAGCCGGCAACATTTCGTCGCCCCCCGCTGTCCGTCACATACCAAGCCGGCCAGTCGTCCGTTTGATCGTTGGCGGATCTGGCCTTGTACGGTCCAGACGCCCGCAATTCGACGGTGCGACCGTCAACCTCAATGATCCAAGGGCGTAACATGGTGGCCGTGTCGCTGCTGGGAGTCGGCGCTGGGGAATTTCGAGATTCGTTCACGGCCTGTCCGTTCCTGTTCATGCCACGAGACCCCGGCCTTTTGAAGAGAGACATTTAGCCCCCTGAATATGCAACTCCACGTCTCGGGGATCATACAGCCGCCGCCGGTCGATTCTGACGATAGGAATCTTAAGGTTGCGCACATGGCGGGGGGAGCAGCGGAGGTGCTCGGCGACTTCCTGAATTGTCCATAGCCGGTGGTGCGTCATAGCCCCTTACCCCATGGATCGTGTCGTTTTGGAAACGGACGTTTTGACTTCCGCAGGCCGGCGCGCTTGGCCTCGATCCTTGCCGCCTTGGCAATGCGGGGCACGTCCACCGTGGACGTGATCTTGCGATGGCAACCGCGATCCAGCACGCGGCAGTTGTCCAACGTATTCGCCCCGCCGTAAGCGTAGGGCACGGGATAGTGGTCATATTCGGCGCTCGTGATCTTGAGCGGGATCGCGTGCGCACCGCACTCGCAATGCCCGCCAGATCGTTCCCATGCCGCGCGCTTTACGGTTTCAGGAAAGGCGCGGGTCATCTCTCCCGCCTCCGTTTACGCTCTGCAAGCATGGACTCCGCAACGCGATAAGCAAATTCTGCAATTCCGGCTGGCGTGTCGATTGATGCGGCGGGTTGGCTAACGGAACACAAACCCTGCATCGCAATCTCTGCCAGACGATCGAGTTCCTTCCTCTCTTGCAAGGTCATCGGCTCATCCTCCGCTCGTTGCGCTGGTTGGCGTCCAACGCCTGCCACTCGTTAAATTTCATGCGGATGTATTCCATCTGGACCTTGCGCAGCGTGGCTTCCTTCCGGGCCGCCACCATCTCCGCAATGCGCTCGTGCCATTCGTCGCTCGCTTTGACGATCATCTCGGCTTTGCTCACCGGCATGTCGCCAAGCTCCAACATCTTTCGCGCCAGAAACGCGCTCTTGGTTTCTTCCAAGACGTTGGCCGCCGCGTCGGCATCAACCCAGACTTTGGCAACAAGGCGGTATTGTTCGCTCAGTGGCCGCTCGTGCTGAGGCATTTCGGATATGTTGTCATTGGCCATAGAATCCACACCGCCGCATGAGCTGCTTAATGTAATCGCGAGACACGCGCACTTCGCGTTGTGTTTTCATCTTCCACACGATCTCGTCTGGACCGTACCCGCGCGCGGCAAAGCGCAGAATGTAGTCATCATTGGTAACGCGACCCGACGCAAACGCTTCCGACCGCTCGCCTTTCAAGACCCTACGTTGCATCCTCGATCCCCATGGCGGCGCGGCACATCCGATAGGCGCTGTTGACTTCCTGACGTGCGGAGGGTGATAGCCCGTCCGCTTCACGGCAGCGACGAAGCGCCTTCATGGCGCTGGCAATCACAAGCTGATCATTCACGCGCGGGTTGCCTTGAACGTGCTCCATGGCGCTCAGGAACTTGACGCTGGCTTGCTCAAGCTCCTGCCATGCGTCGGCTATGGATGTCGTGTTCGGGATCATTGATCAACCTCCGCTTCGAACCGCTTGCGGTATTCACGCTCAAGCTGCCGCCAAACGGCTTCCTCACCGCCCCGCTGCCAAAGCGGAATAAAGAATTCGGAAGCGTACATAGACGAGCCGTCATGCCAGCAAGGCGCATCAAGCAGCCAGCACAGTTTGTGACTGCAAGGCCGTCCGTCGTTCCATGAACCGGGCTCAGGTTCGCGCCAATGTTGCTCCACGCCTCCTTCGTAGCCCCATCCATCTATTGGATGTTCCGTCACCCAAAAATGCACACCGCCCTTGGGGCCGACAACGCCCCACGCGAGTCGGCCATTTCCGGAATGTTGCTTGCGCTCCAATTGTGGGATCATGACTGGCGCTCCGCGTATTCAGCAAGCAATTCGCCAATGGCTTCGGCCTGTGTTTTGCCGTCGCCCATTACGGCGCCGGGCTCCCAATCCTCAAACGTCGCGTACCAACACCGCCCCGGCGATTGCCACACGTAGACGGGGAGAGTCTTGTCGTCCTGGTCTTTGATTTCTATTTTTGTCCATTCGCGGGTCATGCCGCCTGTCTCCGATAGATGGCGTTGAGCTTTTTAACGGTTGACTCCACCTCGCCGAGAAACGTCACGATTTCTGTGTGAAGCTCTGCGATGGCGTCCTTGTCACGCTTCAAACGCTTCACAAACAAACGCATATCTTCAGGCATCCGGGGGTCGAACGATACGAAGTCGCACCACGCGCGCCCCGTGCATTCCATTTGCCACTGCATTTGCAGGACGTACTTGCCCGGCACCGATCCGCCTAACAGCGTCTCAATGTGCGTCGCGGTGTTGGGGCACTTGATCTCGACAAGCCCGTCAGAGCCGACAAGGCCGTCAGGGCTGGCGCCGCTCATGGCAATGGTCGGATGCGGGGCGAATGCGATCTGCTCCACGTCGGCGCCCGTGTAGAAGCTATAGGCCGACCGAGCTTCACTCTCCGTGAGCACGCCCCATTCCATCGCTTGGTTGGTGTAGCTGTCGGCGAGGTTGCCCGTCAGCCGTTCCGCTACCAATTGCGCGCGATAGTTGGCGCGGCTGGCGCTCCATCCCGTCTTGGTCTTCGCCACGACATCAGCGACACGCGAGGCCGTCACCTTGCCAAGCCTGATCGCTTTCCATTCGTCCGATCCTTGTTCCATGTCAGCCCGCCTTTTTCTTGAGGGCTGCAACGGCGCGGTCGTAATCAGACGCCTTGAGGTCGGGCAACTTCTCAATCTTGAAGTAGCCGCAGAACTTCGGCAGATCGGCCTCCGTTGCCTCGATCAAATCGCGCAACGTGGCTTCCTGTTCTTCTGTGATGAATTGAGACGGGGCCGCGCCGTCCGTGTCCTTGTCGTCGTGGCCCACGAGATTGAGCAGAGCAAACGCCGCGTAGCGCTTGCCGTAGCTCACCGATGAGCCCCAACCCTGCACGTTATTCTTCGCCCCGCCCGTATCAATCGGCAGCGCCAGTTGCGAGCGCTCGGCGTGGCCGTCAACGTGCGTGATAACCGCCGTCACGTTGACGCGATCGGCGGCGGTCTGCGCGGTTTCGAACGTCAGCACCAGATCATTGGCCGCAAGCACCGGTTCGATCTGCGCGCACACCTCCTCCCACTTGGCGTAAGTGGATTGCTTGGCTTTGCCGACCTTGGCGCCGCGATCATCTTTGACGTTGACTTCGATCGTGCCCGTCTTGATGATCTTCGGCATCGCCGCCTTTGCTCGCATCAGCGATGCCGTGAACGCAGACTTAGCGGCACGAGCGGCGGCGCGCTCATAAAGCGCGTACATGCGCTCGATTTGTTCAATGTCGGCGCCGGTCGCAATGGCGCGATCGATAACCGAAATCAGCGCCGTTGCTTCGGACGCGGCGGCAGTGGGAAGACGCACTACGCTCCCGCCAGCACTCGCGAGACCTCGGCCATGCTTATTCCGAGGAGCACCGCCGCCACCATCAGCAGCAGCAGCGACACCATTATCGAGATCGCGTTGATCATTTGCATTGTCCATGTGTGTGTTCTCCCTTACGCGCCGGCCGCCCAGATCACCCAGGCCATGGCCGCGATTGTTCCGACTACAAAGCCCAGCACGAGGGCGTCACCCGACTGCATCTGACGCAACCTCACTGACTGAATTGATTTGTAGATCGGGTGGAGCCTGCTTGCCCCCGCACGAGCCCCCGCTAGGCTCCACCCGATCTCGCCGCCGCGTCGCAATGCCCTCTCAACGGCGCGGCGGAAACTTATGTGAGGCTGTAAGCCCACGCGGCCGAGCGATGCCGTTGCGGCTCGCCCCACCAGCGTGAAATCACCTCGGCCATGCGCTCCTGATGCGCGGCGCACGTCGTCAGGTGAGCATGCAGCGCGTCATACAAGGGCTTGGATTGGACGGGGCAGACTTCGACCAGATCGTTGTCGACTTCCTGGAAAATTTTCGTCACGCGCATGTGGCGATCGAACTCGAAGCGCCCGAACATGATGAGGGTGAGGTGATGCCCGAAAAGGATCACGTCGGGCTCGTCGAAGTTCAGTTCGAACTCAGACATGAAGCGCCTCCGGGTCAGCGCCAGCGGAGACGAGTTGCGCGCGGTAATGGCGGGCGGCTTCCTCGTATTGCTCGGCGGCCCGGCGGGACTTCTGAGCGTTGCGCACGCTGGACCGCCAGAGGTGCCACATGGCGTGAACGAGGGTGTTGGTCGGATGCGGATTGTCGGCTTCGATCTTGGTCGGGTGAGCTGTCATGTCCATGCCTCCGTGTTGTCGATCAGCGGACGCGGTGAACTGGGGTAATCCGGGTCACGCGCTTTGGTCGAAGACGTGGGGGTAGTCGCTGCATCGACCACCCGGCCGCGTCCGCTGATAATTCGAAATGTAAGGCAACTCCTATCACCCGTCAACACTATTTTTGCGCCCGTTGGCGACCATGTTGGCAACCTGTTGATAACTCACAAAAACAAATTTCCGCTTGACGGTCGAAAGGACCGGCCTTACAGTCCGGTCATGGCTAAGAAACCGATAAATCGTGATCCGGCTTTGCAGCGCGTCATCGCTAAATGCGGCGTCCGGGGCTTGGCTCGGGAGCTAGGCATTAAAGGCCCGTCCGTAGGGCAGTGGACTCGCATCCCTGCCGAACGTGTGTTGCAGATCGAAGCGATTACCGGCATCGACCGCGCCAAGTTGCGTCCTGATTTGTATGGGCCGAAGCGCCCGCGCCCTACCCGTCGCGGCGATAACCTCGCCGCGTAGTAAATCCCAGCGTCTCCGTTGCGTCCGCGTTGCGCCGGCTGACTTGCCGGGCGCCTGAGCTGTGTCCATCACCCTGGCCTGTGGATGGGGTGTGACACCTGCGAAGCTCAGGCGTCCTGCCAGACAGCCCACAGGAGGACTCTGCCCAACATGACCGCCGATACATGGACACCAGAGAACACCGCCCTTCTAAAGCAGCTATGGGCTGACGGCTGGACCGGCTCGAGGATCGCCGATCGCATCCCAGGCACGACGCGCTCGAGCGTCATCGGCAAGGTGCATCGGCTGCAACTCCCGCCGCGCAAAATCACAGTGCGCAAGTTTGTGCAGTCGCGAGGTTCGGCCGGAAATAACGACCGGCACCGTCTAATGAGGCGGCACAAAACCAAAACTAAAGTTCGCATCGCGTTGGAAAGCGCGGGCGTCTTCGCCGATGAGTTTGGCGATCAATTCGAAGTTTTGCCGGTGACGTTCGAGGCAGGCGGTAGCGAGGCCAAGCCGCCGCAGGCACGCCCCGAAGATGTGGCCAGCAAGTCCATTGTTGAATTGGAAGACCACCACTGCAAGTGGCCGTGCGGGGAGCAATCCAACCTCGACAGCCTTGTGTACTGCGGCGGCGATCGTTTGCCGGGTTTGCCGTACTGCGAAAGCCACGCCAAGCGGGCCTATCGCCCGGAGCGTCCGGCCAAGGGCCTTTTCAGGCTGACGGCGCTGGACTTCGACGCGCGCACCAATCCGCGCTTCGTCGACAATCGCGAGCCTGAACCAGCAGAGCTTGAACAAACAACGCCCTGACGAGAGCGGGCCATGCAGAGCGGCTCAGGTCAGGGCGTTTGAAGTCGGTGCGATACGCGACGCTACAACAACACGATCATGGACGGTGTTGATATGCTCCGAAATCTCGGCAGTTTCAAGGCGATTTGCCTCGCTTGCCTGATGTTTTCCGCGCCGGCAAAGGCCGACGAAACCCGCTACGCCTCCGACGCCTATTGGCAGCGCACATGGCGCGATTACGTTGGCGAGAGATCTGGCAACCGGCATCGCCCCTATCGCCACAAGCCCCAGGTTCGCGCGTGGAAGCACGTCCACCGCCCCCCCGAGCCACCACCCGTCCCGCCGTTGCACGCCGCGAGGTGCCTCGCCGAGACGCGCGCCGTGGGCAATCCGCACCTCACCCAAGATGAAGCGATGGAGTCCGCCAAAAGGCATTGGCAGGCCCAAGCAAGATATGACCACGGGGAACTCTACATGGACATTGCCTCCGCCCGCCACGTCAAAGCCCGTTGCTCGAGAGCCGAGACCAACGAAACCGCTGCCGGCCGCGCCGTCGAGACCATCACGGGTGGCACCGCCTGGCGCCAACGCTGCGAGATTGTGGCCCATCCTTGCCGGCCTGCATTGGGCGAGGTGACAAAATGACTCGCTGGTATCGCCGTTACTCGGGGACCGTGAGCGACCCGAAGCTTGCCGAAGTCGCGCTTGTTGTCGGGTGCTCCAAGGCCGTCGTCATTGCCACATGGGACGCCATTTTGGAAAGCGCCTGCGAGGCTGAGAAGGATGGCCAGTTTACTGCCACCGCGCGCCGCATCGCTGCCATTCTGAGCGAGCCCGTCAACGTGATTGAGGCCGTCATGGCTGAGATGGTTGCGCTTGGCATGATCGCAGACGCCTCGATCTGCAATTGGTCGCGCCGTCAATTTACCAGTGACAGCAGCACTGAAAGGTCACGCAAATTCCGAGCGAAACGCCAATGCAACGGCGATGAAACGTTGCAGGGACGTTGCGCAACGCCCCCAGACACAGAAACACACACAGACTCAGAGAATATATCTCTACCCTCTGAGCAAGAAGCTGCGCGCGAGAGTGAAGGGGTTTCAAGATTTGATTTGGTGGGGGTGAGGGTAGGGGCGGAAGCCTTCGAGATCACCACCGACGCCAAGCGAGCGGTTTGCGCAGCGCTGCAAATCGGAAACGCTGAGCCAATTGTTAGGGCCTATCGGCTTTGGCCGGGCTCGCGCCGAGCGCGGTCTGTGGATGCTCAGTTCCGAAGCTCCGCGCCGAAGATCTATCGCAACCTATCTCCGACCGACCGCGCCGAGTGCCAACCGCTGGCACCGCCTGAGCCTGAAATCATGATTACGCCCGCTCGCCCATCGTCGCAGCTTTCAGCGCTTTTGAAGAACGGTCGCCATGCCCACTAGCCCCGATGACGCCTATCGCATTTCGCAGCACGCCAGCGCGATCCTGAGCACCATTCGCGCGGCAAACGACGTGAAGTCCCTGAACTCGACTTACGCCAGTTGGCTCGATTGGGCTCGGCAGGAGGGCGTGTGCAGCCAGATCCGCGACCACATCGCATCGGCACGCGGCGAAGAGGAAGCCCGGCTCCGCAGGTCCGAAAAGGACCGGCAGACCAGCATCAACAACCGCATCGTGGGTGAGGGCAAATGACGGACAGCCGAAAATATTCCAACGTTTTGATGAGCGGGGCAGCACTAGCCTTTGATGATGCGAAGCATGTCGTGCTGCGCCGATGCGAGTCGGAGATTGAAAAACTTTTAATGATCGCGTTTTGGACTCGATCATGGACTGGCGACCTGATTTTGGCGGATAGCCCGATGCTGACCGGGCATCCTCTCGTCAAGACTCATGAGGATCTGCGGCGGCTATCCTTGGAAATTGGGCAATACACGCCTGTTGTGGCGAAGCAAGTGCACGTTGGTTCTTATCGAGTGGACTTCTGCATTGCATCACCGTCGCTAGAGCATTTCGACACATTGGCTCATCTGCTTGCGGTCGAATGCGATGGGCACGACTTCCACGAGCGAACCAAGCAGCAAGCGTCGCGAGACAAGAGCCGGGATCGTGAGTTGATGGAGCACGGCGTATCCGTGGTCAGGTTTACTGGATCCGAGATTTGGCGGGATGCTCTTGGGTGCGCAGAGCAGGCTTTAAGGCTGGCAAACAAGCCAGTCCAGGAGGGCTTAGAGCGAAAAAATCGCTCCATGCCATGGATGCCGGAGCGGATGACATGACCAACTCCGACCTTCGCCGCCGCGCCGAACAGATCATCTCCGTCATGGAGCAGATCGAAGAGATGAAGCTAGCCATCGCCGAAGCCTACGACGATGCCGCTGCCGATGGTTACACCAAGTCAGCCATGCGAGCGGCCATCAAGATCCATCGTCTCGACAAACGCAAGCGCGCGAAGCACGACCAAGCGCAGGCAGACCTCGAAACTTACCTAGCCGAACTTGACGGGCGCACGATGCAGGAGGCTGCAGAATGATCTGGCTCCGCTACGTCACCCTTGCCGACGTTGGACGGTTTCTCGCTCAAGGCTGGACGATCGACGACGACATGGCTGGAACACATCACGGGAACCATGCCGTCTTGATGCGATGGGAGGGCGAGCATGAGCCCGCCTGATCCGCTGCAAGCGCCGTTTCCATGGTTCGGCGGCAAGTCCAGTGTTGCCGACGTGATTTGGCAGCGCCTTGGCGACACTCCGAATTATGTGGAGCCGTTTTTTGGCTCAGGCGCCGTCCTCTTGCGACGGCCTCAAATCGGCAAGACGGAAACAATCAACGATAAGGACTCGTTTGTTGCGAACTTCTGGCGATCTGTGCAGGCGGCGCCGGATGAAGTCGCGAAGCACGCCGATTGGCCGGTCAACGAAACGGATTTACATGCTCGTCATTGGTGGCTGCTAACGGAAGGCGCGGAGCGGTTAAAGACAATTGAAGGCGACCCGTTTTCCTATGATGCGCAAGTCGCTGGGTGGTGGGTTTGGGGCGCTTGCTCTTGGATTGGTTCGGGATGGTGCAGCGGCCGTGGTCCGTGGCAATGGAGCGCTTCCGGTTGGTGCAAATATGACGGCAACGCCGGCATGGGCATCAACCGGAAGCTCCCGCATCTTGGCAACGCCGGCATGGGCATCAACCGGCAGCTCCCGCATCTTGGCGACGCCGGCAGGGGCATCAACCGGAAGCTCCCGCATCTTGGCGACGCCGGCAGGGGCAATTTCATCCGCGAATGGATTGCGGCTCTCTCTGAGCGGCTTCGAGATGTGCGCGTATGCGCTGGCGATTGGTCCCGAGTCTGCGGTCCATCAGTCACGCACAGGCACGCTGCAACGGCGGTTTTTCTCGATCCGCCCTACGCTGACACTGCGCAACGCACGGATGGCCTGTATTCGACGGATTGCCTGTCTGTTGCTCACGACGTCCGCCAGTGGGCCATTGAGCAGGGCGACAACCCGCTGATGCGCATTTGTCTCGCTGGATATGAGGGCGAGCATTCCATGCCTGACACATGGGAAACGGTGGAGTGGAAAGCGCGCGGCGGCTTTGGCTCTCAAAATGATGACGATGACGGCTTAGGTCGCGTGAATGCGCACAAGGAGCGTCTTTGGTTTTCGCCACACTGCATCAAGCCGGAAAAGTCTCAACGGTCGCTCTTTGATCTTTTGGAGGCCGCAGAATGAAACTTCTAACTCTTATCCTTTTGTTATCCACCGGAGAGACTGACCGCCACGTCACCCCTGCCTGGGAGTGCAGAGCGGTTGAAATGGAATACGAGCGCGCTCTAGCCGTTGGCGGCTACATGTCGCGAGACGATGGAACCAAGGTGCTTGAGATCAGATGCGAAGCGCCGTCGTTCGTGGATCTTCTAAGCTTGTCATCCGATGGTCCATGTGAGGCAGACGCATAAGAGGGGAGCCGTAATGGCCTACGAAACACGAGACAACTCCGGGGCGCTGTTCCGCATCCCCGAGGAGGACATTAAGTCCGACAAGCACCCGCAATACGAGGGTGATTTCAAGGTGATCTGCCCGCACTGCCAAGCGCCGTCGAGCGGGTGGGTCAAGGCTTGGATTAAGGAAGGCAAGAAGGGCAAGTTTTTCTCCCTCGCCTTCAAACACAAAACAGGAGGCGGGGGATGAGCAAGGTCCGCGCCGCTCGCGCCAACGATGACCGCCGCGTGATCGTGCGGATCAATGAGGACGGTCTGATCGAGTATTACGTGGGCTCAGGCGTCGAACTTTTCATCGTTGATGAGGGTGTCCCGTCCGATCGCGTCTATCGCTGGTCCGGTGTCGCCACGCCTGAAGAAATCGATCAGATCATGAGCGACGACCCTGTCGGCCATCGTTTCGACGACAGCAACGCTGCTCGCAAGCTCGGCCAACGTCTGAACTGAGGGGCAACATGCCAACCGTAACCCAAAAGCAGATCCGACAAGGCCCGCCATCGAAGGCCGAGAAAAAGATGCGGGAACGCTTCGAAAGCCGCCAGCTCGGCAAGATGGAAATCACAACCGACGCCACCGGCAAGGTGACGCTGTCCCGCGTCCATGCGTATGACGCATCCAAAAAGCGACGCATCGCCAAATCCAAGAAAGTGAGGGTCAAGCGCCCATGAACCCCCACTGCCGCATAGGCCGCATCACGCCAACCGAAGCCGGGCTGCGCTGCCAACAGTTCATGGCGTGGCTGTTTGAAAGGCCGTTGAGATCATCGAACGACTGGACCATGGCGCGCTTCATGAGGGTCGAATGACGACCACCGAGCTGTTTTATGCCCATCTCGATCTGATCCAAGCCCGCGCAATGGACGGCGATGACGACGCAACCCGCACGCTCGGGTGCCTGGGATTGCTCATGGCTGGCTGGCGCCCCGGCGATCCTGATCCCGATGGCGACGGCGGCCCCGATGGCGGGGAAACCATGGCCCCACCAACGAACGTCATCGATCTCTATGCTTGGCGCCTCGCGTCTTAAGGAGTTGCAAATGGACTCGACACTCTGGCGCATCATCATGGTGGCTCCACAACGGGAACTCCGCGTCGCAGCCGAGATTGGGCGAGGGCTTGGCCTCGCCACCATGGTCCCGACCCAACGCCATAAGGTGCGCACGCGGGGGCGAGGCAACCAAGTCATCATCACCGAGCGCAGCCTGCCCATCATGCCGCGCTACGTGTTCGTTGGGTCGAGTGTGGGGGACATCCCATTCCGCGACGTGCTGGAAATCGAGCATGTGCATTCGCTGGTGCAGTTTGGGGCCGAGCCTGCCCGCCTGACTGGCGCCGATGTGCATGCCATCCGCCGCATGGCCGCCGACTTCGTAACCGGCTGGAAGGCGGGCGATCGAGGCATCATCACCGATGGCCCGTTCCGCTCCATCGAGGCTCTGATTAAGGCAGTGAAGACCGAGACCTTGAGCGTGTCCGTGCCCATGTTCGGGTCAGAAAGGCAGGTGGAAATCCGCGCCGACCAGATCGAAAAGGTTGCCTAGCCTATGGTCCGGGTTTTCCGGTTTTCTCGCTGGCGAAGCCCCTGTTTCCGGTACTTTTGCCGGGCCTGGAAAACCTCGGTCAAGCGGAAACCGTAGCGAATTCGCCGGCAATCAACCCGAATTCGGTCAGCCGATAACCGAATTCGGTCAAAGAAAAAGCCCGGCCAGGATTGCTCCCGCCGGGCGTTGACTGTGCAGGTTCAACTCAGTGCAACGTGATCGCCACCTGCCGGCCATCCCGTTCTTTTCGAAGCACGCCAGCGGCAACTGCATCCGCCACCCGCTTCGAGCATTCCCCGTCGCTGATGCCCGCTAGTCTGGCCAGCTCCGAGTTATTGACGGGGCGCCCGACTGTCCGAAGCAAACGCCGAAGCTCGGCAATCTCGCTGTCGGTGATCGGCTCAACCTTAACATCGCGCTCCGTGATGGCCTGGACCGGTGCCCGCGTGTGGGTGAAAGGCCCGAGACCGAAGAACAACGCCGCCCATGCACACAATTCAAGGCCGATGGGCAACGTCGCCGGGTGCCAGTCAGGAAGCCAGGGCTTAGTCGCTGGCTTTGCAGCCTCGACCTTGCCGGCCAACTCCCGCTGGAAGGCTTGGCGTTGGTTGAGCGTGAACGTTACGCCCGCACACCGCTTGCCGGCTCCTGATTTACACTCGGCCGCCGCCCACGCTTCGGCTTCGGTCACGAGCTTATCGGCTTTCGCCAGATCGGCCCGCAGCTTGGCTTGGTCGGCCTGGATCGTCTGTGCTGCCACCCGGCGCTGCTCCTGGGATTCACCCAAGCGCGACACGCCCGAAGGCAGCACGAACGCCAGCAACACCACGACGGGGAGAAGCAGAAGCCCGGCCTTGAGCTTTGCGCCTTCCCGCCATGCCGCCTCGGCCAATACTGGGAGCAGTGCGGCCGAAACGGTTGCAAGCGGAACGCCTAACTTGGTGATCGTGGAAACGCCCGAAAGCGATTCCCAGATAACCGCCGTTTGATAACCGACACACGCGACCGCAATGGCTGTTGCTGCAACGTGCGTCCAACGGATAGAATACCCCATAGTCTCGTCTCCTGGTTCAGTCAGGGTTCGGGATCAGGGCCGGGGAGGGTGCGCTAACACCCGCTCTGGCCCGCCTGCTTTTATGGGCAGGATCTTCACAATAGCAGGAGATTGATAAATTGTCAAGTTGATGCTCATGCGGCATAGTGACGCAGCATTAAAATAGATTGACGCCACGGCCAACATAGCCGATATTTCGTCTATGACCCACAAGCAAGCCCTTAGCATTCTCGTCCAGTGCGCCGGCAGCCAGCGCCGCCTTGCCTGCGTGCTCGATGTTTCCGAGGAACACATTTCACGGTGGGTCCATGGGCGCTACCCGGTCCCGCAATGGGTGATCGCCATGGCCGAAGTCATGGATCAACTGCCGCGCAAAGACTGGCCCGAGAGATGGAGCAGCAAATGAGCACATCCAAAAAGACAGAACACAAGCGCACGCCTGCCGGCTACGTCGAAATTGTCTGGTCCGCGCATTTGCCGACTGATATTGCCGACCGACTGGATAAAATGGCCCGCAAGCGCAAAGAGACGCGTGCCGACGTGATCCTCGCGGCCTTGATGAAATTTATGCTGGCAGACGCAGTGGCGGAATACTTGGCCCGCGATCGAGCGGTGCAAAAGCGGGCCGACAAGGCGGCCAAAAAGCAACAACCCCTTGCGCGGGCGCGCAAATCAATTTAGACGAAATTAAGAGACGAGCGGAACCCACCGGCCTGCACCCCATAGCCGGCATCGTGTAATTTCAGGGCCGCCCTCGGTCGCAATTGGCGACCCCCAATCCAGAACTGCGTCTGGAGCCCATGAACATCAATGATCTTCGCGGCACGCTGGCCCAACTCTGTCAGCTCGCCGCCCTCGCGCTTGCCATTGCGGCTGCGCTCAAACTCTTTGGCATCGTCTCAATCCGCCCTGGCGTCATCGAAATGAGCGCCGTGGCCATTGCGCTATCGCTTGCCAAATGACCGACATCGACGACATCGACGAAACTGAGATCGATGACGTGCAACTGCGGTTGCTGGATCTGGCCGAGATCTTCATCCGCTTTAACATCTCGCCACGCCAAGCGCTTGAATACATCCAAGAAACCTACCCTGTGATGCACATCGAGTTGTTGTCCGAGTCCGACCCTAACACCCTCCACTGAGAGGCCCCCATGAGACCCTTCGATCGCTTCATCAAGGCCATGCTTGGCAACCTCGACTCCACAGGCCTCATGTGGGCTCGCGTGGGTCTTGTCGTTCTGATCGTTGCTGCCGCCATGAGCTGGGGCTTCGGCGCCGAAGTGTCGTGGAAACACGCCGCGTTCCTCGCTTGCCTCACGTTCGTTGCCGCGTTTGGTCCCGAGGCCGCGCACCGCGCCTTCACGAGCGGCAAGACCACGGCCGGCATTGTGATCGCACTCGTCTGCGCACCGCTGCTTCTGATCGAGTTTTATTCGCATGCCGGATACACGGCAGGGTTGCGTGGTCACAACATTGAAACCGCATCCGTCCAGAACGTAAGGTATGACGACGGTCGCAATACCGTGGTGGACCTCCGCGCCAAGGCCGCAGAGTACGAGGCCCGTCTAAAGCGCCTCGACGCTGAAATGGCCGCCCTGGTCAATACCAAGGTGTCGGGCTGGGCTGTTTCCGTTCGCCCGTCGTCGCCTGAGGAACTCGACGGGCAGATCGCTGCCAAGCAGCTGGAAGTCGACAACGAAGCCAAGCGCACACGTTGTGGCCCCAAGTGTGAGGCCCGCACCAATGAGCTTGCCCACTTGAAAGCTCTGCGGGCAAAGGCGGTTGAGATCGCCACCAATTCCGCATTGCATGCCGCCACGCTGTCAAGCCTTGCCGAAGCTCGCAACACGTCTGCCAACATTCGCCACACGTCGTCGCCCGTCGTGCACCAAAACCAGTTTCTCGCTAAAGCCGTGACGCTGGTATCCACCGGCAGCCTTGAGCCGACCCCCCAAGTTCAGGCCGCCGCCGAACAGAGCGCCAACCTTGCTATGGCCATCGCCGGCACGGGCTTGCCTGCGTTTTGCTTGTTCATTGCCGGTCTTTATCGCCGACCAGACGACGAGACCGAAGAGATTGGGCGGGCTGCCGACGATAAAGGACGCCTTCACTCCCTGGGCCAGCCTAACCCGGCACCCGCCCAACCCACTAAGACCACCACCCAACTGGTGCCCGTCCCCGAAACCCGCGTGATCAAGACCACCATTACCGATCGCGCCTGGGCTGAAGCCTGGGAGTCGGCCATGCGTCAGACCAGGCTCGCCGCATGAACGACGGCATCGATATGACTGCCGTCCGCAAGGCCCTGCAAGACGCCGCTCAATCTCCCGAAAGCTGGTGGACAGATCCCGCCTGCCTCGTCAGCATTACAGACGAAGAACCCGACGAATACGACCTCCTCGATGAGAGCGACAAGGCCCAACTTGCCGCCCTTATGAGGCTTTGATGAAAAGCAATCACCGAAGCGGCGCCGACAAGTTTGTTCTCCGGGTCTTAAGCGGGAAGAAAATTTTTGACTTTGACGACGAGGATCATGTTGATGAGGTCGGGTTCTCGGCGGCCGTTGAGTTCATCTTGCATCGAGCCGACATAAAAACAGTGGGCCAACTGAAACGAATGTCTGATTCAGAACTATTACAAATCCCCGGCATAGGCCCTGGAAGGCTCAAGAAGATCCGAAAGCTCATCCCGTAGCACCAGCGGACAATCGGAGACGACCCGCACGATGGATATGCAAGTCAGCGTCGACAAAAACCAAGACAAGGGCAAGGCAAACCAAGACGGAAGGGCCAGGAGCCTAGCCAACCTCCGGCCGCAGCGCCCTGGGGAGCCCTCGCGCAACCCCAGCGGTCGCCCGAAAAAGGACTACGACCTCGCCGCAATGGCGCAGGCCCACGCCAAGAAAGCGGTCGAAGTGCTGGTTGAAGTCATGTCGGACGTAGGTGCGACGCCCTCTGCACGGGTCGCGGCTGCTTCGGAGATCCTGGATCGCGGCTTTGGCTCGGCGCCTAAGAGCCTCGACATCAATCATACGATGACGATCAGCGAGGCGTTCGAGGATTTCATTCGCTCGCTGGGCCACAATAATAGGGCGCCTGTTCTAGAGGCGACCATTGTTGAGGCCGCAGAGTAGAAAATTTTTACATTGGCCAACGCGCCAGTAAAAATAAAATACCCCAAAGGCAGGAATGGACTGGCAAACTCTGGTGTCTCGGTGGACGGCAAGCCCGTATCTGTTCGTCCTCGAAGCATTGTTTCACATGAAAGAGGAAGATTGGCGCCCGTGGGTTCCGGGCACGCCTCGGCCGGCACACTCGCCCAAGGGCATGGAGTTGTGGCAAGCCGACTTCCTCAAGGATGTTGCCCGCGCCCAGGTCGAAGGCAAGCGCCGCTTCACGGTGCGAAGCGGTCACGGTACGGGCAAGTCGACCACGCAGGCGTGGCTGATCCTCTGGTTTTTGCTTTTTTATCGCGACTTGAAGATTCCCGTTACGGCCAACTCATCCGACCAGTTGCGCGACGTACTGTTTGCGGAAATCGCCAAGTGGCATCGGGAACTGCCGCCGTTTCTGAGGGATCTGCTGGAACTGAACACAGAACGGGTGTTCGTCAAGTCCGACCCAGAATCGAGCTTCGCGGTGGCGCGCACGGCCCGACCGGAGCGTCCCGAGGCGCTGCAAGGCTTCCACGCTAATACGCTGGTATTCTTCGTCGAAGAAGCCTCGGCCATCGAGGATGTGATTTTCGAGGTGGCTGGCGGCGCCCTGTCGAGTGAAGGCTCGTGGGTGTTTCTCTTCGGCAACCCGACCCGGACTTCGGGCTACTTCCATCGGTCCTTCCACGCCAACCGTGACCAGTGGCGGACCTATCACATCCCGTGCCAGATCTCGTCTCGGGTCTCGGAAGATTACCCGAAGCAGATCGCGGCGGAATACGGCGAGCAGTCCAACGTCTACCGCG